ATGCGCATTCGAGTTCTCGCGTCGGCAGGGGTCGCCGCCGCGGCGCTCGCGGCTCCCGCAGCCGCCGCGCCGATGCTCACGCACCAGATCGACGTAACCGTCACGAACACGGGCTGCACGCTGCAGCTCAACTCGGTCAGCCGCCGGAACACGACGATCGTGTTCCACGTCATCGACAACAGCGCGCGCCCGGCCGGGATCATCGTGTACGGCCTGAAGTCCAAGTTTGCGGCGGCGCACGTCGGCGCTGCCGACCTGACGATCAAGTTCCGCGGAGCGGGTCACTACCCCCTCCGGTGCGTCGCCGGCCCGTACGGGCACCCGCTCACCGTCAAGAGGCTCTCCTTCACGATCCGCTAGCACTGACCTCGCACGGATTTGCCTCCGTCCGGGTCGGCGGGACCGTCCCCTCACAGGCGGGGTCGGCCGAATCCCCGCGTAACGCATGCTCGGATTTACAGCCCTGTCGGGTCGAAGCCGCGGTAGGTACATTGGCGACCTCGGGCGCGTAGCTCAGCGGGAGAGCACTCGCTTCACACGCGAGGGGTCGCTGGTTCGATCCCAGCCGCGCCCATCGTCTCGCGCTAGCAAAACGGCGGGGTCCCGCAGAGGTCGCAGTGGCTCGGACCATCTGACGACCATCCCGACCATCGCGGCTCGGGCATACAAGCGCGATTCGAGTCCCTTGCGGCGGTGTCACGAAGTCAGCCATGTGACACCTTGCGTTCGCGGTCGAAGTACGCCTGCGCGTCAGTTCCGGCCGTGCTGGCCGGCAGGGAATCCCCGCCGTCGAGCGTGTTCTCGATCCAGACCATCGCGTGCTCAGCACCGTCGCCGTGCTTCCACTCGATCCACGCGGCCTGTAGCGCGAGGATGACGTGGGCGAACGTGTCGTTCGTCTCGCGGGCATGGCGCCGAAGGTGCTCGGCTTCACGAGCAAGCTCGCCAACGAAGCACTTCGGGTCGTGCCACGCCCCGGGGCGGTCGCAGACGGGGCAATGCCAGCCGTGGCTCGTGACGATCTCGATGATCTCGGCGCTCATGCGGCGACCTCCGCCTCCAAAAAACCGAGGTGGGCGTGTAGGTAGGAGCCGACGTACTGCGTGTAGCGCGGAGGCACCATCTCCGAGAGTTCTTCGAGCGTGACCCAGTTCCAGCCGACCCCCATCGCTCGCTTCTGCACGTCGAGCGGAATGCGCCAGACGCCGATCTCGCACGTGTAGCGGCCGTCGCGGTTCGTCGCGCCCGGATACCGCTTGCCAAGATTGCGCTGCCACTCGTGAGAGCACTTCGGCTGCGGTAATGGCCAGTTCGTTTCGAACAGACGGTGCCGGCGCACGTCGAGCCCGAACATGGACCCGCAGAGCATCACTGGATCGCGTAGCTCGGCGGCAGCTTTCTCCACGTTCTCGATCACGTACGGCTTGCCCGTCGCGGCCAGCAGGTCGCGGACGGGCGGGATCAGGTTTGGGTAACCGTCCCCGACGCCGTGCCCTTTGCGCCGGTAGTCCGTGAATGCCTGGCATGGCGGCGACGCATGGAACGCGTCGATGTCATCGAGGACGAACCACTCGTCGCCACCATCGAGCAACGTCTCAAGGAAGCCGAGAGCGTCCCGCTGGAGGCACTTGAACGGATAGTTCGGCTGCGGCTTGTGATCGACTCCGATGACGGCGAACCCGCTGCGCTTGTAGCCCATCGCGGCCCCGCCAGCTCCGCAGAACACGTCCACGATCAGGGGCGTCTTGCCGTAAGTGAGGTACTTGGCGCGACTCACCAGTACCTCTGATCTCGCCGCTTACCGGAGCCGCCGCAGGCGTGGCACGGGTGCAAGATGTCGTCGCAGTCCCAGAGCGGATCGGCGTTGTCGTCGCATGTCCCCTCGCCGCAGCAGATCGTGCATTCCAACTCGTGGCCGAAGTCGTCCGTGTAGACGTCGAAGTTCTCGCCTTCGGCCAGTTCAGGGCGTGTCACAAGCGCCTCCTTGTAACAGCGACGGGCGGAACTGGAACAGCAAGGAGTCGCCCGTCATGCCTCCCGCGCCTCCCGCTTCTCATGCCTGCTCGCAGCCAGAAACGCGTCCAGCGCCCCCACCGCCGCCGACACCTCGGCGGGATACAAGTGACGGTAAGTGCGGTAGATCAGCGCGCCGCCGTCCGAGTGGCCGACCCGGGCCGCGATCACCTCCGGCTTCATCCCCGACCGCGCCATCAGCGAGATCGCCGTGTGCCGCAGCCAGTGGAACTTGAAGCCCTCCAGGTCGCTGTGCTTCAGCGCGCGATGCCAGACCTTACGGAACCCCGACTCCGAGTAGCGGCCACCCTGCGCGGTCGGGAAGACAAGCCTCGTCCCGCGCGGCCGCACGAGCAGCTGCTCGCGCAGAAGCTTCACCTCGGACGCGGCGAGCGGCACCGGCTTGTCTCGCCGCGACTTGTTCAGCCGCGCCGGGATCTCCAACTGCGCACGGTCGAGGTCGAGCATCGAGTCCTCGAGCGAGACAGCCTCCGTCCAGCGGAAGCCGACGGTGCCGCAGACGAGCACGATCCGCTTCGCCCGCTCCGGCATCCAGGACGCGATCTCGTCGAGCTTGTCGGGCTCGAGCGCTCGGCCGCGGACGGGGAAGTGCTTGCCGAGCCGGATCTCGTAGATGCCGGGGTCGACGCGCTGGCCGCGCGACTCCGCCTCCCGGAGCGCCGCCTTCGCGAACTGCAGCTCGTTCCGTGCCGCGACGGGCGCTTTCCGGTGCCGCTTGCGGATGTGCGGCTCGGCGACCGAGCGGCGCAGCTGCGGGACAGGGATCTCGCGGAGCGGCTGCCAGGGCGCGTGGGACTGCTTGTGGAAGCGCACCGTCGCCGGCCGCACGTCCTTGCCTTGCGTCTTCGCGTCGAGGTGGGCATCGAGCTCGGCGCCGAAGAGCGTCGGCCGCTCCTGGTAGAGGTGGCCAAGTTTCTTCTTCAGCTTCAGGTCGAGCTCCGCGACCTCGGCGGCCTCCTTCGTCGGGAACGTCTGGTCGCGGAAGGGCGCGACCCTGACTTGCCAGCCGTTGCCTCGCTTGCGAATGCTCACGCTGTCCTCCTTGTGGTGGGACGGCGAGCATTCCGCTTCTCGTGCAGGCTGGCAACCCGGGCCGGTCCTTCGGTGTGCGCGTCGAGGTATTCCTGGACGGCGGACTCGGGGTAGCGGCGGTCGTGGCCGAGCCGGACGCTGCGGATCTGGCCGCGCTGGGCGAGCCGCAGGATCGTTTCGGGGTGGCAGGCGAGCAGGTCCGCGACCTCTCTCGTCGTCAGGTGACGCTCGATCACGCGCACCGTTCCTGCCGGCGGATAGCGGCATCGCGAGTTTGCGTCGGCTCAGACGGCACGAACGAACTCCTCCGGCAACACCGCACACACAGGCGCGAAGTCCACGCGGCCGATCTTGCGTGGCATCAACTCGTCGTAACGGTCGAGCAGACCGACAAGCAGACCGAGATAGTCGGGCGCAACCCGCGCAGCCTCCGCAGCCTCCGCAGCCCACGCAGCCTCCGCAGCCCACGCAGCCTCCGCAGCCCACGCAGCCTCCGCAGCCCACGCAGCCTCCGCAGCCCACGCAGCCTCCGCAGCCCACGCAGCCCGCGCAGCTCTACCCGTCTCGGCCGCTTCGATGCAGGCGAGCACAGCGCCCTTGTCGTCGTACCCCGACTTCTCGGCCCACGCCGAGTACAGCGGGTACGACCGGCGAGCGAGATAGGCGAGCAGCTTCCGGGCGAGCGCGTCGTCTCCGCCAGCCGTGCCCATCATCCGGGGCGCGAGCGCGAGCAACTGCTGACGGCCCTCGTCGTCCAGCTTGTCGTTCACTGCGATCGCGAGCGCCCGGATCACCGGATGCACGCACTCCGGCGCGTCCGTCCAACCGTGTCGGTCGATCCAGTCGATCACCTGCATGATGCAGCCGCCCTCGCTCGGACTGCTTCCGACTCCTGAGCGAAGCCACGGCACGGTGTTGATGGTCACGGCGTGTCCTTTCGGGTAGACGTAAGTGGGGAAGCGGCAGATGCGTCTTGGCTAGCCATTGAGCACCTGCTTCTTCCAGAACGCGAGCCTCACGGCCGCCGCTCCGACGACTCGGAGCCGACGACTGCGATCATCGCGGCGGCGACGAGCAGCGCGACCGCGATCACGACGCCGACGATGTTCGCCTCGGCGATCGCGAACGCGACCGCGGCGATCAGCAGCAGCCCGACGATCACCGGGGCTCCTCGTGCTCGGCGTCCTTCGCGAGCATGTCGAGCAGCCGGCGGATGTGCAGCTCGTCCATCTCGATTTCGTAGAGGCGTTTAGCGCGCATGGCGTCGTTCCAGTCGGTCGCGTAGCGGAGGCGTGCGACCTTCGCTGAGGCTTGCGCGATCTCGGCGAGCGCCTCGTCGCGTTCCTCGCGGGTGAGCGCGTCGGTCCGCACGGTGGTCACAAGACTTCGCTCCTCTGCCGCCAGAGCGTGACGACGGCCGCGGTCTTCGCGAGATGCTCGAGCTCGGCGCGCGCCACCGCGGCGGCCGCGCGTTCACGCCGGTTCGCACGGTGCAGCGTCTCGACCTTCTTGCGCAGCCTCGCGATCGACTTGTCCTGCACGACCACGACGGTGACGAGCACGACGAGCGCAAGACCGGCGAGAAGGGCGGGGACGGTGATCATCACGCGACCTTCCTGTGCTGCTCGCCGTGGTGCGTCGGGCAGAGCCAACGCACCTCGAGCGGCTTTGAGTAGTCGTCATGGTGAGCCTGGGCATTCGACGCGCCACAGACTTCGCACGGCTGGCGCTGCACGTGGCCTGCCTTGACGTGGTAGTGGAGCAACTTCTGCGCCCGGTTCTTGACCCGGTGTGTCTTCTTCCATGAACGCTTGCTCGCGCGCTCTCGTTCTCTCTGCGTCCCGGTGAAGACCGCACGCCGGGCCCGCTTCGCAGCCTTCCGGTCTTCAGAGCGTCCACGCTCGCGGTCGTACGCCTGCACCTTCTCGAGGCGTCGCGCGCGCGACCGGATCGCAATCGCCTTCACCTTCTCCGCGTTCCGCGCGTAGTAGCCGCGCATGTACTCGCGCCGCTTGCATTTCGCGCATGTCCCGCATTCGCACGTCGGCCGCGGCGCCATCAGAATGGGACTTCTCCGAAATCGTGCTCGTCGAGGAGCGGCTGGTCGCTGACCTTCTTCACGGTCAGCGTCTCGTAGCTGCAGGGGGCGACCGTGTAGCCGGCCCGGTTGACGGTGTTGCGCTTCAGCACGAGCGGGCCGACCTCGTATTCGCCGGGGTCGCGCAGGAAGTCCTCGGGCGCGTGGCCGAGCGTGTCGGTGAGCTCGGCCTTGATCTGCTTCTCGAGCAGCTCGACGCCTTTCAGGGTGCGCGTGTCGCGGAGCGTCGCGATCGCGCGGTCCATGCCCTCCTCGGCGAGCGCTTCCGCGACGAGGACGGTGTCGACCTTCGACCCGTTGAGGCTGTGCTTGATCAGCGAGACCTCGTACAGCTGGCGAGCGAGTCGGATCACGTCTTCGGTCTCGACGCGCGGAAGCTCGGGCTGCTCCCAGCCCTGGAAGCAGTGCTCGATGAACGGGCACAGGTGCGAGCGGCCGTCGGAGGGCTTGCCGCAGACGCGTTCGGGCGGCTCGTCGCTGAGGACGCCGTCGAGGAGCGCCTGCGCGCGCGCCTGAACCTCGCCGCGCAGCGCCTCGTCGAGGGTGACGGTGAGGATCCGCTCGTTCAGGTCGCGGTCGAGCACGACCAGGGCGCCGGTGTCGCCGGCGTCGTCGTCGAAGAAGATCTCGCCGGCGAGCTGGATCAAGTCGTGGTCGGTTGGCGCGCCGGCGAAGTGCGACTTGACCTCGACAGGCTGCGCGAGCGGGACGATGAACGCGTCGGTGTGGAGCTCGCCGAGCGGCAGGCCCTCGTTCGGCCACGGCACCGCCTTCTGTGTGCGGAGGTTCTTGCGTCCCCACCGCTTGCGGAGCCGCTCGACGTACCACTTTTCGTCCATGCGGCCGCGCTCGAAGCGACGCTGTGTCTCTTCGTCGGGCTCTTCGGGGTCGACGCCCTGGAACGCGTAGAACGCTTGCCGGGGGCAGCGCGCCGCCATGCTCCACCGGGTAGCGCCCTTCAAGCGGTCGCGCGCCGACGTCGCGGTCACGCCGCCGCCCTTCGCGCGCGGTGAGCGAGCACCCACTCGCGCTGGCAGATCCGGCAGCGGCGGACACGACCGTTCTCGAGGTACGTGTTCTCAGCCGTGTACTCGTGGCCTTTCGAGCAGTGCGTTCGCCGAGCGAACTGCGCAGCGATCCCCTCGCCTCGCCGCGTGTTCTCCTGCGGGGTCACGGCCTCGAGATGCGCGGGATTGACGCACGAGCGGCGGCGGCAGAGGTGATCGAGGACGAGGCCCTCGGGGATCGGCCCGACGAAGAGCCGGTACGCGATGCGATGCCCCCGCTCCCATGTGCCTCGCGGTGGTACTGAAAGCTTGGAGTAGCCGCCGCTGTCGAGTGCGCCGAGCCACTCCCAGCAGCCGTTCTCCATCACGTAGACGTTGTCGATGAAGCGCTCCGTGATGGTGCCCTCCTCGACGACGCGCAGTATCGGAGTCGCGGCAGGCATCAGAACCGGATCGGGTCTCCGTTGGCGTCGACGAGGATCTCGCCGTCGTCTTCGCCGACGATCTCGCCGGCCTGGACGTCTTCGGGGGCGAGGTAGGAGCGGAGCGTCTCTTCGTACCGGTCGGCGTCTTCGGGGGTGAGCTCGGTCGCGTCGGCGACGCCGAAGACGCCGCGCAGCATCGCGCGCCACTGCCGTTCCTCGATCTCGTCTTGGAGTTGCGCGATCCGGTTCAGCTGCGCGTCGGAGGGGCCGGCGGCGTTGGGCTCGTCGCGGAGCTGTTGCCGGGCACCGATCGGGATCCCGCTCGTCGACGCGGCCGCGTGCGCGTTCGCGTCGCGCTCGTTCATCGGCTTGCCGTTGGCGGGCCCGAAGTCGTAGTCCTCGTCGAGGGCGCGGAGTACGCGATCGACGCGTTCGCTCACCTGTCGGCCGCGAGGCAGGGTCTTGAAGAGGCGACGCGCGACCGTCTTGCGCGCCATCTCGGGCCAGTCGTTCTTCCACGCCGGCCCGTCCTTCGTGCGGGACTTCGATCGGACGTGTTCGATCTGCGCGACGTCCATCACCTCGGGGTCAGCGACGAGGCGGCCGAACTCGTCGGTTGCGGTCGCGTACGCCCCGATCGGCTTGCCGCGTGGCGTGCCGAGCTTCGCCGGCTTGTGCTTCACCCACGCCTTCGCGCCGAGCTCGTAGTCGAACTCGTCGTTCTCGTAAATGACGTGCGCGTTGAGCGTGAAGCCGTCGTCGGCTGCGACCTTGCGTAGCCCGCCGATCATCGGCATGTACTGCGCTTTCGGCTTCCCGTTCTCCTTGAAGATCGCGAGGGCGGCCTCGCGGCCGTCGGGCATGAGGCCGTCCTGTGCGCAACGGAGCACGGCGCTGAACAGCGATTCGCGGTCGGCGGTGATGAGCTCGGGGCTGCGGCGGATCGCGGTTGCGGTGACGCTGACGAACCGTTGCGGAGTGATGTCCTCGGGGAGCGCGTTCTGGATGCGCGCGACGAAGTTGTCGCTCGCGACCTCGGCGAGCACCTCTTGCATTGGGGTGCGCTTCACGACGGCGGTGCTGGTCTTGCGCGCGGTCGCCATCAGCCTCGAGCTCCCGCGATCTCGTCGAGCAGAAGCGTCTCGGTATCGACGTTCCGCTCCGCCTGCTGGATCGCCTCGTGCGCGGCGAGAACAGCCATCACAGTCATGTCGGTCTGCTGAACCTGCGTCAGCGCCCGACCCTCCTCGGCGCAGTTGTCGATGCCGGTGATCAGCGCGTCAGCGACGGCGCGCGCGACGGCGACGCGGATGGCGCTCTTTGCTGCGTCGCCCGTGACGCTTCCCATCGGCCTGACCCTCACGACGACTGCTCCTCCGGCACCGCGGAGAGGAGCGGTTCGCAGATCCACTCCACGTCCTCGACGGTCTCCGTGACGGTGACGCGCGGCGCGTCCGGGTCGGGGACCTCGCGGACGATTTCGCGCGTGCCCTTGACGATCCGCGTGCAGACCTCGCCGCGGCGGCCGTAGATGTCGATCTCGATCAGGCGGCCGAAGCGGCGCTTGATCCCGAAACAGTCGTCGTCGCCGTACTTCGTCACGCGGCCGAGTGACCGGGCGGCGTCGGCGAGCTCCTGCTTGGTGTCGACGGGGAAGAGGATCCGCTCCGGCGTCCAGTGCCCAGGGAACTCGGGATGCGCTTCGATCCAGTCCGCGAGCTCGCGAAGACCAGCGACGAAATCGACGCGGTCCTGCTCGCGCTGCTCGGCCCTGATCTGCGCGGGCGTCTTGCCGCACGCTTCGCAGATCTCGTCGTCGGCGAGGAAGAAGTGCGTGCAGGTGGGCGCGGTCGTGGTCATCTACTTCACGACCTTCACGCGCGGGTTCGTTACGATCTCGAGCTTGATCGGATCCCACGAACGCGCAGGCACAGCGACGTACTCGCCGGGGATCTCAACCGCGAGCGCCGCGGCCTTCGCCGCGCTCGCAGCCGACGACGCGCTGTACTCCTTCGACAGCGGCGTCCATGCGTCTTCGTCTTCGCCGCGGCGAAGAACGACGTAGCTGGTCATGGTTAGAGTGCTCCTTGCCTGGCCGCACCGGCGCTCTCTGCCAAGAAGGAGCCGACGCGGCCTGGTTCGATTTCGTTTCGGAGACGCCCGACGGTGTGGACCACCGCCGCGGCGTGACGGTCGAGCTCGCGATCGTTCGCGAACCCGTGGAACGGGCAGCACGCAGCGCGCACCCGCCGGAACGACGCACCGTTCATCGAGACGATGCGGTCGAGCGCGTCGGGCTCTCTGCGGTAGCGGGCGGCCGTCATGCGGCCACCCCGAGCGTGAGCTGCTCGCCCGCGTCGCCCGAGCCGTCGTCCCGGATGCCCAGGTGTGCGCTTCCTGCCCCTCTTCCGACGGGCTTGGTTGCGGGTTCCGGGTTAGGCGCCTCGGGCGGCGCCGGCGAGACGCTCGCGCGACCCGAGCCCAGAGGGGGAACCCGGGGAGACTCCGGCCGCGCGAGCAGCTGGTAGACGTAATCGCCGCCGTCGCGCCAACACTCGATCGCGAAGCTGCGGCTGCGGAGCTCTGACACGCGCGAGTTCAGTCGCATGAACCCGGCCCGCGCGTGGACCTCACGCATCGTGTGCGGCTGACCGTCCGACAAGACCTCGAGGACGCGCGCGCACTGGGAGCCCGGCTTCAAACCGGCCGCGCTCACGAGGCCCCACCGACCTTTTCAGCGCACGCAGGTCGTGGGCAGACGAGGATGCTCACCGTGCTTCCTCGTCGTCGAGCAGTCTGCCGATCGGGAGCTTGAGGACGTCCGCGATCCGGTGCAAACGCTCCACCGAGATCTCGGAGATGCCGCGTTCGTAGCGGCTGACCGTGATCCACGACATGCCGAGCGCGTGCGCGAACGACTCGATCGAGTCGAACCCGGCCTCCCGCCGGAGCCGACGGATCCGAGCTCCGAGCTTCTTGCGGCGGCTGTCCGCCTTCGTTCTCTTGGCTGCAGGACTTGACATATCCCTACCGGACTAGAAAGCTACTAGTCATGAAACGATATGTCAAGAGCTAATAGATCAGAGGCTAACGCTCAACTAGCCGTACCGCGCAGACTCCTTCTTGAATACGTTGAGGAGGCGAACAAGCAGTTGGCGCGCCGGCGCGCGGTCGTGGGGGCACGGATCCGAGAGGCTCGGGAGGCGAAAGGCTGGTTCCAAAAGGAACTGGCCGCCCGCGTCCATGTCGAGCCGCAGACCGTCTCCAACTGGGAGCGCGGCCAGAGCACCCCGGACTTCGACAAGCTCGAGCTGCTCGCCCAGGTGCTCGAGCGGCCACTCACGTTCTTCCTGCTCACGGGCGACGAGGACGGTGGCCAGGCCGGCCTCGACGTCCCGACCGCCGAGAAGCTCCTCGCCGAGATTCGAGCGCTACGACGTGACCTTCAGCCTCTCCTCGATGTTGTTCAAGAGCTTCGACAAGCTCGCGCTCCAGCGACGCAAGGAGAGCGTCGAGGCCAGTGAGCCACGCGGCGAGAGCGTCGAGGTCCAGGCCCGGCCTACTCGCGTTCAGCTTCTAAACCCCTCCTGGCCGCAGGATCGAGGTCGTCACGTGCCTGCCGGGCGCGGGTTGCGGGTCTGCGACCGCATCGTATTACGGCCGTTACCACCTGTTCAATACCCGTTGCCGATGATTCCGACGCGCGTAGGTCACCTCGGACGCTGGGCGACCGCGTTCGCCGCCGCCCTCCTCGCTGCCGGCTGCGGCGGCCGCGCCTCCATGAGCCCAAGCGAGATCGCATCCACGATCCGCGCCCACACGAGTCCGGCGTTCGTCTTCCGCGATCGCAGCGTGCGCTGCAGCTCCTACGCGACCGGACACTGCCCGCGGTTCGCGCTCCGCGGCGTCCAGTGCGCAACCGGCCAGCCGCTCCGGTGCGACCTCCGCTACCTGCTCGTCAACGATCCCACCGCGAAGGACTCGCACCTGACGGTCGTAGTCGGCGTGACCGAGAAAGGCCACTCGGTGACCTGGAAGCAGGTCGGCGAGCGCTGCGATGAGGCGGGTGTGCCGCTTAACTGCAGCCTCGTGCTCTACACGTAGAGCACGCTGCACGGTTCGCAAGCTGGCGTCATCCGATGCCAGCAGGCAGAATCCCTGCAAATGACCGGGTCTTCGGAGGGGGAACGCGGCGACCTTCCCGACGGGGCAGCACCTCTCGTCGACCTCGCCGCCCGCTGGATGCGCGACGCCGGCCTGCTCGGCCCGCTCCCGGGCGCGTCGATCGAGTTCACCTTCGACAAGGACGGCCGGGTATCAGGCTACTTCGCGAAGACCCGCGGCGGCCGCCACGACCTCGAGCCCGCACGGTGATCCGGCTCGAGCTGCTCGGCGTCGGCTGGGGAGTCACCCACCTCGACACCCCCGCCGGCCCCGTGAAGATGCTGTCCCTCGTCGACCAGCAGTCCGGCATCGAGGTCAGGGCCCCATTCGACGAGCAGCCCGCGAAGGAACTCGCCGCGGCGCTCGGCGCGCAGAACATCGTGATCGCCCGCGATGTGCCGCCGCCGCTGAACGGCAAAGCCTAGTCCGTACCACTCGCAAAGATGGGCGGATCGGCCCATTGCGGTGCATGCACCGTGCAGGCACGCTTGCCGTCCCCTTGGCGCCGCGTGCGCACCGGGCTCGCCGAGCTCGTGCGAACGACCCCCTGACCGCTGCCCGACCCTCACGGGTCCCCGAGAAGCGTCATCCCTTGGCGGCCACCCCGCCCTACCTCGGCGATCGGTGCTGGACGCCCATTCTGCCCAACCTCGTCGGCGAGCGAAACCCCGTGGATAGCCCACGTCTTGACCGACCGCGCGGGGCCCGTAAAGTGCGGCGTATACCTCGCGTTTAGGTCTTTCGCCGCCGAGGGCCTCGTCCGCCGAGCGCGATAGTGTCACGCAAAGACTAACGCTTTCGCTACTTATCCGACAGGAACGAGGCCGTGGCCCGCGAGGGTGTCTATCACCTCACGCAGTCGAAACCTATGCGCCTCCCGGACAGGCTCACCCGGGAAGAGGCGCGTGCGCTGCTCGCGGCGCCGAACCTGCGCTACAAGACGCCGCGCCGCAATCGCGCGATGATGCGGCTCCTCTACCGCGGCGGCCTCCGGTGCGCGGAGCTGTGCGATCTTCGGATGCGCGACATCGACTTCAGCGACGGCCGCGTCAAGATCGTCGAGGGCAAGGGCAAGCGCGATCGCGTCGTCTGGGTCGACAAGGAGACGCTCGAGATCCTCCGCGGGTGGAAGCTCGAGCGGTGGGCCGGCCCGACGTTCTTCACCACGCGCACCGGCACCCCAGTCCAGACGTCTGAGGTGCGCCGGATGGTGAAGCGGTACGGGCTGAGGGCCGGCATCGATCGTGACTGCCATCCCCATCTCCTGCGACACACGTTCGCCACCGAGCTGCTTGAGGACGGCTTCTCGATCATCGAGGTGCAGAAACTCCTCGGGCACGCGCACATCTCGACGACGGCGATCTACCTGCACGTGGCTGACGAGAAGCTCGCCTCCCGGCTGCGCGACCGCATCGACTGAGACCTTCACCCGAGGTTGAGGAAAGGTGATCTAGAGTCGGCGGATCCGGGTCGGCCGGATGAGGTAGTAGCTGCCGCGCCAGCAGACCATGCCGGACGGGTAGCGGCGAACGACCACGGCGTGACGATAGCGCTGTGGCGCGCTAGCATCCGGGCAGTCCTTGTCGGGGACCGGTGACGGTCGGCCGGGGCAACCAATCCGCGATCTCGGAGGTTGCCGCCGTTGTTCCGCCGTCTCCGCAGGACGATCTGAGTGGCCGCGTCGAAGGAACGCCGCCGCCGCCGGTACGACCGTCGCATGGAGTCGATCCGCGCGAGCGGGCTCGGATCGGACAAACGCGCTGTCGCTGAGGCTGACCGCACCGATCGGTTCCGCCGGCTGCAGCGCCTCCAGGAGCTGAACGAGCTCGAGGCCGAGCGGCAGAAGCGGATCGGGAACGTGGAGGCGTGGGCGGCTGAGCAGCGGCGGAAGATCCACGCGAAGTACGAGGGGCGGCTGACGGTCGACCACGCGGAGGAGGCGTGACGTGCCGGCTCTTGAGCGTCTCGGCGAGAGCAAAGCCGGGCCCGGCTACCTGCTGCTCGAGATGCTCGCGCTCTCGGACTGGTCGATCGTCGTGAACGCGCACCCGGACGGCGTGCTCGTGTCCGCGTCGAAGCTCGGCCGGCGAACGGTGGCGATTCCGGGGCCGTCGGTGGCGGAGGTCGCGTCGACGGTCGTGACGCGCGCGGTTGATCAGGACAGGGAGGCGCGACGACATGGCGACTAAGCGCCTGTTCGCCGAGGCCGCAGTGCAAGCCGCGAACGACGCCGGCTGCATCTTCTACAGCGATCCCGCGACGCTGAACGAGAAGTACATCGACCCGCTGCTACGCGACGCGGTCAGCCGGATCAACCAGAGCGGATGGGTCTGGACCGCCGAGTCATGCCAGGGCCACCCCGACTTCGACGGCCGCACCATCAAGACGGCCTGGGAGCACAACACGAGACCGATGCTCAGGCTCGTCTGCCGCATCGCGCATGCCGGGCAGATGCTCGCCTCGCTCGCGCTCGCGGCGACCTACCAGTTCGAAGACGACGCCGATACCGGGTTCTCGAGCGCACGCATGACGCAGGGCCTCGAGCTGTGGCCGCACACGCGTCGGGACGGCTGGTTCGAGGTCTTGGCCTACTTCGAAGCCGGGAACGTCGCGATGCGCGACATCGGCTGCAAACGCTTCGAGAAGTTCGCGGATCTGCTGTGAGCATCGATCCGCACCGGCCGCCGCTCGTCGGCGCGATGCCCGAGATCTCACGCGCGATCCGCAGCTGCCGACTCCACGACGCGCTCTGCCTCCTCCGCGAACACATGGACGACGGTCTCGCGCGGGTCGCGCTCGCCGCGCTCGTCGACACCGAACCGTCCCGAATCCGGATGGCGGCACGGGTGGTGCTGTGAAACCGCTGGCGCTCGAGCGGCTCCGCGCCGCCGCCGAGGGGCTCACCGTCGAAGAAGACGCGGCCGCCGCGCATCGCAGCACCGTGACGGTCTCGTACTGGCGGAGGAAAGCCGTCGACGATCTCGGTGCTCGCAACCTCTACCACGCGATCGCGCTTGCCTACGAGCGCGGCATCCTCGGTGCTCCCGTCGAGCCAGTCGAGCCAGTCGAGCCATCGGAGCCACCCGTCGCGCTCGATGACGAGCCGGATGACGAGTGCGAGCTGACCACAACCATCGTGCTCGACGGCACGCCGATCGCGCACTACCGTGCGCGCGGGGCGTTCGCCCTCGTCCACGACCGGTCCCGCCCACGCCGGCCGCCGCGGCTCCGCCGCGTCGAGATCTCCGAGCTCGACACCGCCTTCTGCCAAGGCCGCGGCTGTGACCGCGAGCTCTCGAGCGAAGACCGCCGCGCCGGCGACGGCCTCTGCGGCGGCTGCCGCCGCGCCGAGACGCTACCCGCCCAGGTCCGCGCACAACTCGCGGGGTCGGACGAGTGAACCCCACCGTGCTCCGCGGCCAGCCGCTCACCGGCCGCGAGTTCCAAGTCCTCGCCCAGATCGCGAACGGCTGGCGCAACCACGAGATCGCCGCCGCGCTCGAGCTCTCGGAGGAGACGATCAAAAGCCACCTCCGGCATATCCTCGTGAAGCTCGGCGCGAACAACCGCGCGCACGCGGTCGCGATCGGGTTCAGGCAAGGGCTGCTCGCCTGACCGGTGGCATCAGCGCACTGGCACTCGAGCGTCCCGCCGCAGCTCCGCGAGCTCTGCGAGGCCGCCTGCGGACACGCCCCACGACAGCTGATGGCGTTACAGCTGAAGTCGCACGGATACGGGCCGACCGCGATCGGCCGCACCCTGGGTGTGACGGAGAAGGCGGCGCGCGGCCTGTTGGACCGGGCGGAGCTGAACGTCCGGCAAGAGCAGGCGGCGCGGTCCGGCATCAGGTCGTGACCTGCTCCTCGTCTTGCGATGGTCGCTGCTGCGCGGTCTTCTGCCTGCCGCACACGATCCGCCAGCTACGACAGAAGGCCGCCGCCGGCGCGCTCGAGGACGGCGCGTTCATCGCCGCGATGGTCATCCCGCTCACGCCGAACCAGGCGCGCGAGCGAGCCGCCGAGTTCGGCACCAAGCTCGAAGCTCGATGGGAGCACCGCGGCCACCACTTCGCCTGCCGGCACTGGGACGAGGAGACGCGGCTCTGCACGGTGTACGAGCAGCGACCGACGATGTGCCGCGACTTCCCGTACGGGCGCGGCTGCCACAACGAGGGGTGCAGCTTCGAGGTACCGGAGACTGAGCTCTCGCGCGTCTATACGAAGGAGTGATCATCGCGCGCCGCCGCTCGCCGCTCTGGGATCTCCCGCTCGGCCAGGATCCGCTCTCACGGTTCCTCAAGCAGCGGCGATCCGAAGAGCACTCACGCCAGATGCTGATCCAGATCGCCCGCGAAACCGGCGTCGACCTCCCGCCGGTGAAGCAGCACAAGATCGGCGACCCGAAAGCGTTGCGCGGCATCCCGGTGACCGGTGTGCCGGGCGGGATCGGCGGCACGATCGCCGACACGCAGCCCGAGCGCGCGACGATCGCTAAAGACGAACGCCGCCGCCGCCGATACGATCAGCCGGACGGGTAGTCCGCCCGTCCGTTCGCAGAGTCCGAGATGCGCCCGCGTTCAGCGGGCGTTTCGCGCTAACGGGCTCATCTCTGGATAGCCACTGGATATCCGCATGGCGCTGACCGCGAAGCAGCAGGCGTTCGTCGACGAGTACCTCGTCACCCTCAACGCCTCAGACGCCGCACGCAAAGCCGGCTACAGCGCGAAAACTGCCGCGCAGATGGGCCACAAGCTGCTCGCCGACCCGGAGGTCGCCGCCGCGATCGAGACGGCGAAGCAGGCGCGCAGCGAACGCACCCAGATCAGCCAGGACAGGGTGCTCGAAGAGCTCGCCGCGGTCGCGTTCTCCGATGTCCGCGACTACGTCGCCTGGGACGGCACCACAGTGATGCTGAAAGCATCGCCCGACCTCGCTGACGCTCGCGCGGTCGCCTCCGTGGCCGGAGACGGCGAGAAGGCGACGCTGCGGATGCACGACAAGATCCGGGCGCTCGAGATCCTCGGCAAACACGTCGGCCTCTTCAAGGAACAAAGCCCGTTCGGCGACGGCCCGATCAGCGTCGAGGTGATCTGGCCCGAACAAGCCGGCGAGTGAGCTTCGAAGGCCCCGACCGGTGGCGCGACGAGGACTACTGGCCGCCGTTCCATGACTCCTACACCGATGCTGACCCTCAGCCCAGCCGCGGCCGCGGTCTCGATCGCCGCGATCCTGCTGCTGCTCGCGTTCGCGAACATGATCCTCTACGGCCACTGCTGCCCCGGCTGCGGCGGACGCCGCGAGCACCACGCCGACTGCCCGCTCCACAAAGACGAATCGTGAGAGCGCTCGCCATTGCGGCCGGCGTGTTCGCGCTGATCGCCTGCACCGGCGCCCACGCCGCGACCGGCACGCGAACGATCTACGTGACCAACGGGTCGACGATGGTCACCGACGCCGAGCTCGCGGACGCGCTGCCCGCCTTCCAGCAGGCGCTCGATCAGGACTTCGCACCCGAGTGGGGCGCCGACGCGACGCTCGTGCAGCTGCCCGCAGGCGCCACCGTCCCGGCGGGCGGATGGTCGATCGCGATCAGCGACGAGCCAGACGTGTTCGGCGCGGCCGGCTACCACGACATCGGTGCCGGGCATGTGCCGTTCGCGAGGGTGTTCGCGGACACCGGGCTCGAGTGGCAGGTCACTTTCACGCACGAGCTCTGGGAGATGCTCGCCGACCCGTACTGCGACCGGACCGCGTCACCGGCGAAACTCGGCGAGCACACGAAAGCCGGGCAGGCGCTGTACGCGCTCGAGGTCGCAGACCCGGTCGAGGACCAGTCGTTCGCGTATTCGCGGCCGGGCGCGGACGGTGCGCCGGTGCCGATCTCCGATTTCGTGACCGAACGGTGGTTCGACGGTGAGGGCGGCGGCCGCTTCGATTTCGCCGGCCATGTGAAGCATGCGCTGCAGATCCTGACGAACGGCTACATCACCGAGTACACCGGCGGCGGCTGGACACGGCTGCCGATCTTCTACCGGTTGCCGTTCGACCGGTTGCCGGTCCGCTGATGTACGAGTGCGCACGCTACGCGGCCGCCGGTGTCGGCTACGCGGAGGCGTGGCGGATCATGGCCGAACGGTGCGAGGTGCCGCCGTCGCTCGAGGTGTTCGACCACGTGCTGACGATGCTGCGGGGGCAGACCAGGCTGCTCGTCGCGCCGGAGTGGCTCGCCCAGAAGATCGCCCAGTCGTACGTGCGGCAGTGAGCACGTGGATCGCCGACGCCGCCACGAAGCCCGCGACTACGAGTACGGCGACAACCTGCCCGTCTATCGCGGCGACATCAGCGCGATCCAGCACCCGTTCGACCTGACCGACGACCAGATCGAGCAGGTCGAGAGCGAGCTCGCCGAGAAGCTCGCGAAGAAGCGACCGCCGGGGTTCGCGCCCTGGCCCGACGAGACGTGAAGAAGCCCGCTGGCAAGCACTACATCGCCGAGGATCTGGCCGAGCTGACCGACGAGCTCGGCGACGACGTCGAGCACTGGATCCTCGCCGCCCTCGACTGGGACGAGCTTGCCCAAGCGATCGAGACCTGGTCGAAAACACTGTGACCGCGCTCGCCCCCGCCCCCGACCGCACCGTCGACGAGCGCACGCTCACCGTCACGCTGCCGCCGCTGCACGACGGGCAACGGCTGATCGGCCGCTCCACCGCACGCTTCAAAGTGATCGCCGCCGGCCGCCGCTGGGGCAAAACCCGCCGCTCCGTCCGCCGCGTCGTCGGTGCCGCGCTCACCGACCCGGGCGGCTACTTCTGGGCCGCACCGACGTTCTCGCTGACGCTCGAGGGCTGGGAGCAGATGTGCTGGCTCGCCGACCAGATCCCCGGCGGCCAGATCCTCAAAGGGCAACGCAAGGTCACCTTCCCCGGCGGCGGCTGGGTGCAAGCGAAGTCGGCGAACAACCCCAACTCGCTGCGGTCGCGCGGCTTGAAAGGCGTCGTGCTCGAGGAGGCGGCGTTCATGCACGAAGACGCGTGGCGGCTCGCGATCCGGCCCGCGCTGGCGGACAAGCGCGGCTGGGCGGAGTTCATCTCCACCCCGAACGGCCACAACTGGTTCTACGAGCTCGCCGAGCGTGCCGGTCTCGCCGAGGTCGAGCGCGGCCGAGGCAACGTCGACGACTCAGGCGTCACCTGGGCGAACGGCAACGACAGCTGGGCGTACTTCCACGCGCCGACCGCATCGAACCCGTTCATCGCCGAGGCCGAGCTCGAGGAGATGCTCGAAGAGCTCGGCCCGTTCGCCTACGCGCAGGAGATCGACGCCGACTTCGCAGCCGAAGGCACCCACTCGTTCAGCCCGCAGCACTTCCGCTACTTCACCGTCGCGAATGACGGGTTCGTCTTGCGGCTCGGCGACGGGTCTAAGCGGTTCGTGCCCGCGGACGAGCCGTGGATGGTGCAGACATACGATCTCGCGTTCAGCGAGAACATGTCGGCGGACTACTTCGTCGGGCTGACGATGCTCGTCTGCCGCGACGGCTCACGGCTGATCCTCGACGTCTACAGGGATCACGTCGCCTGGTCGAACCAGCCCGCCGTGATCGAAGAGCGCTACCTGAACGCGCCCGCGCTGCTCACCGAGCACGGCCACGAGCACGCGAAGCGGCCGGCGCTCGTCGGGGTGGAGAAGGAGTTCCACCAGATGTCGGTGATCCAGGAGCTCCGCCGCCGCTCCGGCATCCCTGTCCGGCCGATGGGCACGCTCGGCCGCGACAAGCCGGTGCGTGCGTTGCGGCCGGCGCAGCTGTACCAGAACGAGAAGATCTTCCACCTCGAGGGGGCAAAGTGGCTGCCCGGCTTCGAGCGTGAACTGTGGGACTTCCCGCTCGGCCGCAACGACGACCAGGTCGACGCGCTCGCGTATGCGTGCGAGCTCTCAGATTCGCCGGCGGCGGGGCTGCTCGAGTGGTACCGCCGGAAGGCGGAGCAATCCGATTCGAAGGAGAACGCCTGATGGCAAAGCCCACCACCGTCGGCATCGCCGGCACCGGGATCAAGGCGGCCGTCCGCGACCTGTTCGCGATCTACGCGTCGGTCAAGGCGGTCAAGAACACCGACGGCAACGGCGTCCCGCTCCCCGACGACGGCAGCCTCGCGATCCTCGGCACAGACGCGAACGAGATCGCGCAGATCCTCGACGTCGAAGGCCAGCCCGTCGCGTCGGCGGCGCCGCTCGGCGCGACCGCCACGTACACGTCGGGGATCTTCCTGACGCAGGGGTTCGCGCGCATCATCGGCTCGGTCTTCGCGAACGTCGCCGGGACGCTGAACATCGACCAGTCCCCGGACGGGCAGAACTGGGACGCGACCAACACGATCGCGGTCACGGCGGCGACGGCGACACCGGTCTCGGTCGAGATCGTCTGCCCGTTCGCGAGGCTGCGCTACGTGAACGGCGCCGGCGCGCAGACGACGTTCCGGCTGAACGCGTTCCTGCGGCGGATCTGATGAGGCTGCGCTACTTCGCCGCCGGGACGGCCGCCGCCTACGCGGTCGCGCTGGTCGCGCTCTACTGGGCCGGCCGCAGCATCGACAACGCTGTCGCGAGCGTGTTCGGCGGATGATGAGGGTCGCGCTCTGGCTCGTAGTCGCCGAGTTCGCGCTCGTGTTCGTGATGCTCGCCGCCGGCGGTGTCAGATGAGCCGCTGGTGCCAGTGTCTCTGGGCCGTGGAGCGCTGCGACCGGTGTCCGCGGTCGAGGCTGAATCCGCGCTACTGGTGGAAGCGGCTCGCGCTATGACCGGGCTACGTCTCGACGTGACGCCGTTCGGCGGACAGGTCGTCGGCTGGGCGCTGCGCGATCAGCAGATGCGTGAGCCCCCACACGACGAGCAGCAGGCAGAAGAGCCCGGCGCCGGCGTACCAGCCGGTCTCGAGTCCGAGTAGCACGCAGCCGCCGATGCAGCCGACGACCACCGCGACCGCCGCGACGTCCTCGACCGCGACCTCAACCATGCGAGCGATGTCTACGCCTCCCGCGCCGGCGCCGGTTGCGCCGGCCCTTGCTCGTGCCGTGATTGCGCGGTGTTTTCGTCTTCTCGCTCCACTTGCTCACCTCGGAGAAGCGTAAGCCGTGGGCAGGATCTCCCAAGCGCTCGTCCCCGTCACCCGCACGCCGCGCGCTGTCACCGTGGTCGAGCAGCAGCGGTCCGCGGGCCCGATGGGCGTCGGCCTGATCAAGTGGGCGGTCGGCAACGGCCTCGCACCGCTCGATCTCGCCAAGGCCGTCGAGCGCGAAGCGGCACGCACCACCGATATCCGCGACCTCGCCGTCCGGCTCGCCGGCCCCGACCCGACGATGGGCGCACCGTGGGCGAGCTTCGACGGCAACCGGCTGACCGGCGCGCAGATGGGGCCGGGCCAGCCGGCGACACCGTTCCCTCTGGGCGGCGACCCGCGCCAGTTCCAATACCGCGTCGGCTGGAACTACCCCTCCCCGCCCGACACCGACCGCGGCGTCGACGGCGAGCTGCTGCGCGTCCTCGCCGACAGCTTCGACCTGCTCCGGTTGTGCATCGAGATCCGCAAGAACGACATGTGCCACCTCGACTGGGACGTAATCCCGACCGAGAAGAACCGGTCGAAGCGCGAGCAGTGGTTGAAAGACAACGCCGGCGAGCTCGAGCAGATCAAGCAGTTCTTCGAGTGGCCCGAGGCCTACGTCACCCAGGACGCCGCCGGCCACTGGGTGCGCCGCGGCAAGGTCCGCTTCGATGTCTGGCTCGGCGCCCTGCTCGAGGACTTCTTCGTCGGCGACTGGCTGACGATCTGGCCCAGGCAGCTGCATAACGGCGCCACGGTCGCGCTTGACCGCGTCGACGGCATGAACATCAAGCCGCTGCTTGACCTCGACGGCCGCACACCGGAGCCGCCGATGCCCGCCTACCAGCACTACCTGTACGGTGTGCCGCGGGCGTCGTTCACGCTCGACGAGCTGCTCTACCGGCCGCGGACTGTCCGCAACCACACCCCGTTCGGGTTCAGCCATGTCGAGCAGATGCTCGTGCTCGTCAACCTCGCGTTGCGCTTCCAGATGTGGGAGACGCAGGCGTACACCGAGTCGGCGCTGCCGCTCGGCCTGCTCGAGTTCCCCGAGAACTTCTCGCCCGACCAGATCGAGGCGGTCGTGGAGACGCTCAACCAGGCGATCTCGGGGCTCGCCGGGGAGCGGCAGAAGTTCCACGGCGTGCCGTCCGGGACGAAGTGGAACGCGATCAAGCCGTTCGAGTGGGACCAGTCGTTCGCGCAGTACCTCGTCGAGTACACGGCCGCGATGTTCCGGCTGAACGCGATGAAGCTCGGGTTTATGCCCGGCCGCGGCAGCGGCGGCCAGGGCCTCGGCGGCAAGGGCTTCTCCGAGCAGCAGTCCGAGAACGACGAGAACAAGTCGACGATCCCGGACGCCCGCTGGATCGAGGGGTTGATGAACGAGGTGATCCAGCGGTACTTCAACCGCACCGACGTCGAGTTCGTCTTCACCGAGCTGCAGAGCGACGACGAGCAGTCGTCGATCGACGCGGACAAGGAGGCGATCTTCGCCGGGTTGAAGTCGTGGGATCAGGCGCTCGAGGAGCGCGGCGAGGAACCGGTGGGGATCTCGGAGCCGTTCCTGATGGCGCCGAACGGGATCATCTATTCGGTCTCCGACATTCAAGCGATTCAGGATCCGGCGTCGAACAAGGAGTACGAGCGGGCGCAGGCGCCGGGGCTGCCGATCTGGTCGGACCCTGACGCGGAGCCGGAGCCGGCACCGTTCACAGCTGGTGGCCTCCACGGCGGTCCGTCCGTGCCGCCGCTGGGCTCGGGCAGCGCCGACGGCGGAGACGTGCCGCAGCGTCAGCCGTCAGGCGCGCCCGGGCAGGCCACCGACAGGTCGGGCTCGCGGGGAGCGGCGCCTCGCGAGCCCGGCTCATCGGCTACTGGAAACGCAGATGCAAGCGACCGTTCAAGTAGCGCTGCGAGTAAGGCGGAGAAGTTCGACACGACCTCCGGCTTCCAGCCGCGGCCGACGCTCGACCCGCGCGGCGTGCAGGACGAGCTCCGCCGCTGGAAGCGCAAGAGCGTCAAGGCGTGGCGGAACGGCAAGCGCGACGTCGCCTTCGACACCGAGATCGTGCCGGAGACGCTGAAGGCGGAGCTGCTCGGCGAGCTCGCGAAGGCCGACGACGTGCTCGACGTCCGCGTCGCGTTCGACCATGCGATCGAGAAGGCCGCCGACATGAAGCATCCGATGGGGCAGGCCGGGCTCGAGTGGGCGAACTACCGGCACGCCGAGGAGCTCGAGCGCTCGTGCGGCACCTGCGCGTTCTTCCACCGTCAAGACGGCGGCCTCTCGACGTGCTCCATGTTCGACGTGCTCGTCGACGGCGACTTCACGTGCGAGGAGTGGCGCGGCCGCGTTTCGCAAAAAGATTCGCGTAACTCCGAGACGACGCACGCCGGCCTCGTCGTACGCGCCGCCGACACCGGCCGCGTGCTCATGCTGCAGCGCTCGATCAAGGACGAAGCCGACCCCGCGCGCGGCACCTGGGAGTTCCCCGGCGGCGGCCTCGAGCCCGGCGAGACGCCGCTCGAGGGCGCGATCCGCGAGTGGCAGGAAGAGACCGGCGTGCAGCTGCCGCCGGGAACGTTGCACGGCTCCTGGAAGAACGGCATCTACGAGGGCCACGTCTACGTCGTCCCGTCCGAGCAGGACGTGCCGTTGAACGTCGACGCGGAGAACCGCACGGTCGCGAACCCCGACGATCCCGACGGCGACGACGCGGAGACGCTCGCCTGGTGGGCGCCCTCAGAGGCGCGCACGAACCCGGCGCTACGGCCCGAGTGCGAACTGTGCGACTGGGACATGATCGACGGCGCCGTGCCGGGCGCGCAGTTCAAGCTCGCCGGTGTCCTCGTCGACCTCGCGAAAGCCGCTGCGCCGTCCGACGGCGACACCGACCGGGAGAAGCGGATCAAGCAGCTCGCCGCGGTCGCCGGCGCAGCGCTCGCAAGCCATGCGGTCGGCGTCTACGGGCAGAAGGTCAAGCTCGGCCGGCAGACCAACGACCTCGTCGGCAAACTCGAAGACCACTACCGGTCAGCGCTCGAAGCTGGCTCAGGCGACGCCGCGAGCGCGCACCGGATCGACACGCTCGACCAGAACACGATCAACGCGATCGCCCGCCAGCGCGCGGAAGCGCAGCGGCCCGCCGCACGCACCCTCGTCGAGCAGGCAGCGAAAACCGGGAGCGTGAAGCCGCAGGCGATCAACGCGCTCGCCCGCGGCGCGAAGGCCGCCTACGAGGAAGGCTTCGGTCGCACCGTCACCCAGGCAGCACCCGACGCGCTCGCGGTGTGGCGGACGCTCGCGACCGACCCGTGCCAGCCGTGCGAGGAACGCGACGGGCAGGTGTTCACGCTCAACGAGCTGCCGGGCTGGCCCGGCGACGGCGACTTCGGCGGCGATCTATGCGAAGGCGGCCCGAACGACCGCTGCGAGCTCGAGTGGCGGATGCCGGCGGAGGAGCCCGACGAGGAATACGTGGCGACCGCGGAGCTTGAGAAGACCGACGCCGCGGTACCGGTGGCGCCATCCGCGGGCGAGCATTTCGCTGAGCGTGTCGTCGGCGCGCTTGAGCGGCTCGCCGACAAACCAGCGGAAGAGCACCACCACCACGTGACCGTCGAGCAGCCGCCGCGCGGACCTGTCCGCGTCGAGAAGACCAGGGACGGGATGCGGCTGATCCCGGAGGAGGACTGAGATGGCGGCATCCGCACGCGCCTACGGCAACATGCTCGCGAAGGTGTTCGGGTCGACGTCCACCGACAAGGTCGACTGGGTCAACGACACGATCATGGTCGGCCTGCTCGGCGCCGGCTACACCCCGAACGTCGACACCCACATCTACTGGTCCGACGTAAGCGCGAACGAGATCGCCGCCGGCGGCGGGTACGCCTCCGGCGGACTCGCGCTCGCAGGTAAGAGCATCGTCTACGACTCCTCCGCGCACACGGTCCGGCTGAAGGCGGGCACGTCACAGTGGCTGACCTCGACGATCTCCTACCGGTACGCGGCGATCTACAAGAGCACCGGCACCGGGTCGACGTCGCTGCTGCTCGGCTACTTCGACCCGGGCGGCACCGAGCAAGACACCGGCGGCACCCTCTCAATCGTCTGGGACGCGACCAACGGAATCTTCGCATTCGCGGTCTGAGCTGTGAAACAGACTTTCGAAGCCCCAGAGGCGTACCCGCCGCTCGCGAACCTCGCCGCGGTCACCGGTGTCACCGCGGAGACGAACCTGTGGACGCCGGCGCAGTGGACGCCGATCCCAGCGAACTACGCGTCGGCGGGGCAGCAGTGGATCATCGACGCGTTCGGCGTGCTCACCTATCCGTCGTCGACGCCGGGAACGACCGCGTTCACCGCGAGGATCGGCACCTCGTCGACGCCGAGCTCGAACACGATCCTCGGCGCCGCGTCCACAGCGGCGGCCGGCACGACGCAGACCGGCGTGCAGTGGCAGCTGAAGGGTCTGCTCACCATCCGCACGGTCGGGCTGCCCGGCGCGAACTCGACCGTGATCTTCCAAGGACACTTCGAGTGTCCGCTCGGCCTGCAGGCGGCCGGCTCCTCCGGCGGGGTGATCTTCGGTGGCACCGCGACCGTCGACCTGTCCGTCGCGCAGGGCCTCGCGATCTCGGTGACGCCGTCGGTGACCGGCCAGTCGTTCACGCCGCAGATGATCGCGTGGAGGTCGCTCGGATGATCCGCGGCACCGGCTTCCACCGCCCTTACGGGGCGCGCGCGCTCGCCGCGACCCGCGCGACCCTGCCGGTCGACAACCTGGTCGACTTCACTGGGATCACCGCGACGGTCGCCGCGGCCGCGGTCGTCCCCGCCGTCGAGACCGACGCCGCCGCCGCCGCTGCCGCGGCCGCCGTCTCGGGGCCGGTCGCGACCCCCGAAGTCGACGCGGCCGCGGCGGCCGCCGCCGTGACCGTCTCAGGGAAGGTTGCAACGCCGCAGAACGCCGTCTCCGCCCCGGCAGCCCCGGTGGCCGTGTCGTTCGCCGCACCGACGGCTGAGCAGGACGCGGCGGCTCCTGTCGCCACGATCCAAGTCAGCCTCCGTCTGCCAACGGCCGAGGTGGACTGGGCGGCGATCGCGGCGCAGACGGTGCTGAGCGTGCAGCTGCCGGTGCCGCTGATCGTGCTGCCCGCGCCGCCGTCACCGGTCGAGGCGCAGGCACCGACACCGGTGGCCGAAGCCGACACCGCCGCCCCGGTGGCGCCCGTCACGGCGACCGCCCCGGCGGCGACAGCCGCCGTCGATGCTGCCGCACCCGCAGCGGCGGTGCAGGCCTCGGCGGCACAGCCTGCGTTCTCGCCCGCGCCCGTCACCGACGCGGCACCCGCTGCCGAACCGGCACCGCCGGTCGGCGCGCCGTCGGGTGGCCGCTCGAGCACCCCGAACTCGGCGCACGCCTGGTCGGGTGAGGACGACGACGCCGTAGCAGCGCTGCTCGCCGCGCACGCGTTCGAGCTCGTCTAGCCGCCGCACCGTCTCTCTACTCACAAGGAGCACGAAATGCTTGACGCACCCCAGGGCGCGAAACTCGTCGCGTTCAACGCCGTCGTCACCCGCGCCGACGGCCGCCGCGAGAACCTCGGCCTGATCGACCACTCGCACGCGTGGCTGTTCACCGAGAACGAGCTGCGCTCCATGTGCCACGCCGCCGAGCACCTCGAGAACCTGCTCAACCTCCGCAAGCTGCACGAGCCGGGCGCGGTCGTCGTGCCGACGTTCGACAAGCAGGTCTTCTCCGCCCGCATGATCGGCTCCTCGCCGACGCTCGCGGAGCCGCTGAACATCGGCTTCGGCCAGGGCGACCCGGCCGGCACCCGCGTCACCGCGCTCACCTCGGACAAGGGCCTCGCCGGCGAGATCGTCGCGAACGGCTCCCAGTCCACCCGCGTCGTCGGCACGAGCTCGCAGCAGACGACGACGAACACGAACGACACCTACCAGGTGATCGGCACGATCACCTGCAACCTCGTCGGCGGCCTGCAGATCGTCGAGGCCGGCATGTTCTCGAGCTCGGCGTTCCCGGCGCAGACGACCGTCGCGACGCAGGGCGTGCTCTCGGGCACCAGCGGCGGCACGTTCACCGTCGCCTCAGCGACGGGCTTCCCCGGCTCGGGCAACTACGACATCCAGATCGACCAGGAGGTCCTGACCGTCACGAGCGGGCAGGGCACGACGACCTGGACGATCACCCGCGGCGTGAACGGCTCGACGGCGGCCGCGCACTCGGTCGGCGCCTACGTGACGAACGCGAACGCGACCGGCACCGGCCTCTCCGGCTACATGGCCGCGAAGGGCGACTTCGCGCTGATCACGCTCGCCCAGAACGACACCCTGCAGCTCACGGCTTCGATTCAGTTCACGTAGCCGACGCTGGCAACGCCCGAACGGCGTTCGCTCCTCTCCGATGAGACCTGTACCTCGCATCGTTGCCGTCTGCCAGGGCGGCGAGCTGGACGGGCTGCGGTTCTCCGTTGCTCTCGACGAGCACGGGGCGCCGCGCCCGTTCACTGTGCACGGCCCGGCCGGCGAGGTCACGTATGTGCCGACCGGCGAGCTCGACCTCGCCGACGCGCACGCAGGGTCGGTCGAGGTGGAACGTCGTATGCACGAGCAGCGTGGCCGGCGCGTACCGCGGACACGGATCGGCCGCACGATCTCCCACCTCCGGAAGCCGTGGGCGGTCGAGCGGCACAAGCACCCGGTCTTCCACGGCTTCGAGCTGCACCTGCCGGAGCTGCGTGACGAGCACGGGATCGTTCGGGGCCACCACTTCCTCGGCGTCTGGATCTACCGCGAAGAGACGGACTGATGTCTGACAATCTGAACCTCCGCGACGCGAACGGGCAGGCGTTCCAGCTCCGCACGAAAGACCTGTCCGGGTCGGGGCTGCACGCGTACTTCTCGATGGTCGTGACGGCGGTCCCGACCCCGGTCGGGACCGCGCAGACGGTTGCGTTGTCGACGACCGCTGACACGACGATCGTCGTTCCGGCGGGCGGCACGCACGCCCAGTTGACCGTCGACTCGGGCGGCGGCGACATGCGCTACTGGGAGAACGGCACCTCGCCGTCGGCGACGGCGGGCTGGGACGTTCCGGCCGGCAACGCGGCCGAGTTGACGAATCTCGCGAACGTGAAGATGCGGTCGACGTCGGGGACGCCGAACGTGCAGTACGCGTGTAGGCGGTACGACCAGTGATCTTTCGGCGCCGGTTCGGGGCGACGTTGGTCGCGATCGCTGTGGGGCTTGGGGTTGCGGGCGGCGTCGGCGGCGGCGTCGTGCTGTTCAATCCGCAGCCGGCCGCCGCTGCTGTGACGGCAAATCTCTTCGCCGTCGCGCCCGGGGCAGGTGTCGGCACAGCCAACTGTGCAGGCGACGCGACCGCGCGCACGTATGCGTACGCGCTCGCGAACGAGCCGAACATGATCTGCGCGTATGGGACGCGCGCCGATCTCGGCTACTCAGCAACCTCGTGGGACAACGCGTGCAAGGCGGCGTCGCTGATCAATACGACCGGGTTGACCGTCGGTGTTGAGCCGGGGAACTACACACGCGAGTCGAGCGACGGCGACTTCATGAAGTCGACCGATTGCTCCGGCGGCAAAGGCGCGGCCGTCAACCCGAACTGCGGCGAGCAGGTGCCTACCTGTGCGGGCACCGGCACGACCGCCGCCTGGATCAAATACGTCCCCGCAAGCTCAACCGCCTGCCCGAATGTGCATTGGGTGGAGGACAGCCCGACCGCGCAGTCGGCCGGTTTCTTCTTCTTCAACCAGCAGTTCCACATCGTCATCCAGGGGTCGTGCTTCGACCTCGACTCGACCCTCCTCTACTACAGCCTCTCCGGTGTAGCTGGCGAGATCCAAGTCGTCGGCGACTCGCCGACGAACCCGATGCACCTGTACGGCATCGAGTTGAAAGGCCCGAAGGATGTTCTCTTCAAGAACATCAACTACGGGCCCAACATCCAGTGCGGCAAGAACGACCCGAACGTGCCGGCCGCACTACGGTGCGACCCGAACGGGCCGCAGTTCGAGGCGAAGCTCGCGAGCATGGGCACCGCGACCTCGTCGTGCAGCGCGAACAACACCGCAGCCTGCGGCGGCTTCTTCGTCAACGAGCAGTTCGTTGAGCCGTTCTTCCACCAGGGCCAGTTCAGCTTCGACGGCAGCACGCTGTACGAGAACGTCCGCATCCAAAACTTCATGGTCCACGACGCGCAGAGCACGGGCGTCGGCTCCGGGTTCCATCCGGGCTGCTTCATGTTCGACGGCGTCAACGGCGACTCGTCGCGGGCAGCAACACTCGGCAACATCATCTTCGACCACGTCTCCTGCGAACGGCAGACCGGCGAGGGCTGGCAGCTCCAGGACGGCGGGGTGATCGTCGAGAACTCGTACTTCTCGTGTCCGACCTATTCGGTCGGCGACGCGAGCGCGAACCCGACGGGGAAGTGGGATCTGTGCAACCCGGCGAAGGCGGCGCTGGGACTCGGCTGCAAGACATCAACGCAGAACGGCTGCACCCAGACGAACGTGCTGATCCGGTATGACACCTTCGATTGCGGCAACTCGGCGTGTGTGCGCGTGCCGACATGGTCCGACGGCGGCTTCGGCAACTACAGCAGCGTTCGCTTCGTCGCCGACATCTTCATGAACTCGCTCACCGGGAACGCTGGCGCGCCCTGCTCGATCACCGGGGTGACGTTCTCGACCAACGCGTACGCGCCCGGTGTGTCTCAGTGCGGGTCGGGGAACACGACTCTCAGCTCCGGAGACCCGTTCACGCAGTCGAGTATTGCTACGCCGGGCGATTCGTGGTCGGCGTCGGCGCTGCTGAATTTGCATCTCGCGAGCAACAGCGCCGGTGCATCGGTGCCGACGGTGAATCCGGCGGTGCTCGGCAGCGATTACCAGGTCGACCATGACGCGGATGGCAACCCTCGCGGGTCAACCTCTACGCACGTCGGGGCATACAACTAGTAGCTAGCTAGTGCTTCGTCGCGATGTACAAGAACCGTCCCTCACTGCCGAGCCCATACCGCCCGACCTCCTCGTGGCTGAACGCCGCGAGATAGTCACGCCTGCGGACCTCGAATCCGGCAGCGCGCACCCGGTCAGAGAAGTCAGCGCCGTAGACGCGAACATGGTCTGTCGCACCGAACGCTTGCAGTCGCTTTCGCGGGTCGGTGATCGTCGGATCCTCAAACGTTGCTGGCTGGTCTTCGTGGACGGGATGCGGCAGGATCGCCTGTCCGCCTGGTCGCAGTACGCGGTGCATCTCGGCGAGAGCGGCCGCGTCGTCTTCGACGTGCTCAAGGACGTGGCTACAGATGACAAGGTCGAACGAGCCGGAGTCGAACGGCATCGCCGTGACGTCGCCGACGATTGCGCCCTCATAGGCGGGGCTCGCATCCATCGAGACGTAGCGATCGCCGACGAGCCTGGAGAGCCGTTCCCGCAGGCCGTCTTCCGGAGCAATGTGCAGCACGTCCAAGGTTCCGGTAGTGACTGCGGTGTCGTTTCGGAGGTAGAGCGCAAGCAGCCGGTGGCGCTGCAGGCCGAGGCAGTTCGGGCAGAGCGAGTCGACGCCGTGCCGCGGGATGAAGCCTCGGAATGTGTGGTCGCAGCAGGGGCATTCGACCGTGACGCCCCGGTAGAGCACGGGCAGTGTTGCTTTGGCGACTCGGCGCACGCTGGGGCTGTAGGTGAAGAGCAGCGCTGGCAGACGCGAGTCTGTCTTCGCGAAGACCGGCACGGCGTTGATCCTTTCGGTCTTCGTGGGCCGCTGTCAACCCGCCATGAGGATAGGAGACGGGCATGGCTGTAGCGGTCGAAGGCGGCGCCCGGAAGGACATCGCCACGGCAGGATCGGTCTCGTCGCTCTCTGGCGCATCGAAGACGTACACGAACGGCGTCGTCTATCTGGTCTGGGTGACGAGTTGGATCAGCAGCGGCGCGCCGGCTGCCCCGTCGAGCGTGACGGTCGGGACGATGACGTTCGCGAAGGTCACTAGCTCCGATCATGTCTTCGAGATCGCTAATGCAGCCTCCGACTGTCGGCAGACGCTCTGGGCCGCCGTCGGTGACGGCAGCACAGGCGCGCTCACGGTCAGCTGGGGCGGCGTCACACAGAGCGCGGCGTTCTTCGAGGTCGCCGGGTTCACGGGCGCGAAGACAACGAACGGCGGCCTCGATGCCGTACGCCAGGTCGTGTCCGGGCAAAACAGCACGGCGAACGCCTCCGTGACGCTCGCCGCGCTCCAGGACGCCAACTCAATGGTGTGCGGCCACGTCGCTTTGCAGACAACGAGCGCATTGTCCGCAGGCTCAGGCTTCACAGCGTTTTCGCAGTTCGGTATTTCCGGGCTGACGAACGGCAAGGAGCATTCCGAGTACGAATCCAACGTCACAGCCGTGGCGTGGTCGAACTCCGCGCCCGCAGTGAACTGGGGCGCGATTGCATGGGAGGTCGCAGCCCCCACGGGCGCGAAGACGCAGACGCTCGCCGGGCAGGAGTCCGAAACCGCGGCGGAGCGTCGCGCGGTTGGGCACAAGGCGGCGGGTTCGGAGTCGCAGGCGGCGAAGGAAGGCCGCGCGGTCACGCACAAGTGGATGGTCGCGCAAGGACAGCAGGCGCGCGCAATACGAGGCCGGTTCTTGAGGGAACTGCTCGCGTTCATCGTCCGCGTCGCGAAGCCAGGCGCGATCCAGCATCTCGTCCAGGCGATCACCGCGACCGAAGGCCAGGCCGCGCAGCTTGTGCGCGCGACACGGATCCGTCGCCTCTGGACGGTCGCGGTCGCCCGGCCGGGCAGCCACCTGCTCACCTCGCTGCTCGCAACCGTCGGCGAGACCGGCAGCCTCCGACGCAACGCCCGCGCGTTCAAACGCTGGACGGTGACACTCGCCGCGAACATCGCGAAAAGCCGCAAAGCACAGATCCTCGCGTTCGCGGAAACCGCCGCCGCGACGCTCCGCCGCCGCACCGCAACAACGAAACGCGTCACCGTCGGCGACACCGCACGGCTCGTCCGGCACCCGGGCAAAACGTTCCTGCTGATCCTGAACGGGATCCCGCCGCTGATGGCCGGCGGCGTCCAGGTCGGCGCCCGCTTCAGCCGCCGTGTGACGCACCGGGCGGCGACGGTGCAGCAGGCGCTGCTCGCCGGCTACGCGACGGTCAAGACGTCGTTCGCGCAGCACTTCACGCAGGCGGTGCAGGCGACCGAGGTGACCGTGAAGCGGTTCGCGCGCAGCGCCCGCGTGTCGCGGAGGTTCACGATCGCCGAGAGCCCGCGGGCAAGACGCGCCGCGCAGCTCGCGCGCTCGGTGGTGCAGGGCAGCCGTGCCGTCGCGGCGCGCGCGGCGCGCGTCCCGGTCACGGTTGCAGTCTCGACAGCCTCGACGGTCGCCCGGCGCGTGCAGGCGATCCGGGCGGTCGCGCTCGGCGTCGGCCCCATGATCACGAAGACGATCCGCGTCCCGTTGCGGGCCTCGGTGAGCCGCGCGGTGACGTTCACGAAGTTCATCCCGCACCGGATCGCCACCACGGTCGGCGACACCACCACCCTCCGCCGGTTCTCGCCGCGGACACTTGCCGCCACGGTGTTTGCGCCGGCGACGCTGCGGCGGCGGACGGCGAAGGCGGTGCGGTGGGTTGAGACAGTCCGGCCGCAGGCGACCCTGCAGAACACGAAGCTGATCGTGCTCGCCGCGGTCGAAGGGCTCGGCACAGTGTTCGCGCGCGCGTCCCGGCACAGAAGCCCCGCCACCGAGGTCGCCCAGCCGACGCTCAGCCGTGGCGTACGGATCTCGCGGCGCGTCGCGCAGGCGACGGCGGGCGGCTACCGGCGCGCAGGCGGGGCGGTCATCTCAGTCGCCGTCTCCGCGCAGGCACTGCTGCGGCGCGCGAGCGCCCATGCGGAAGCCGCCCAGCTCGCCGAGACCGCCACCGCCGGCAAGCAGGTCGGCGGGGTCACACTCGCTGGCCGCATCGCGCAGACTGCTGTGTATCGGCGCGGGTTCAGGGTCGCGATCCGGGCGCTCGAGCGGCCGGTCTCGGCGCTTCTGACGCTGCTGCAGCGCGTGTTCCGGCAGATCACCGTCATCCCTGGCACCCCGTACCTCGACTGGCAAGCCGGCGCCGCGTCCACTGACTGGGCGGTCTCCGCCGCAACCGGCAACTGGCAGACCGGAACTCCGTACCTGAGCTGAGGCGACCGCCGTGCAGATGTCCATGCTCGACACCCGGTACCTCAACGTGCCGGTCACGGTGTCGAAGAATCCGACCAACGACGTCGTCCAATTCGCGTTCAAGATCGGCCCGTCGCGGCCGTCGAACTCTGACTGGCAGACAGGTGCGTGGCAGACGCCCGAATCGCCGTATGTCGCGCAGCTGCTGATCGGCCCGGAGAACGGCGGCTACGTGCTCGCGCCCGGCATCTACGCGATCTGGCTGAAGATAATCGACAATCCCGAGATCCCCGTGCTGACGGTCGGGTCGCTGACGATCTTCTGATGAGCGTCACGCTCACAGTCGCGGTACCGACGCTCGGCCGCTCAAGCCTGGCACGGACGCTTGCGCCGATCGCGCGCGCGGTCGGCCCCGACGACGCAGTGCTCGTGATGGCCGACGGCGGCGGCGACGTCGCCGCGGCCCGGTTCATCTACCGGGAGGTCGCGACGCGGAACTGGCGGTTTGAGGTGCTCCCGTCGAGTCCGTGGGGGCAGGCGCACCGCAACTGGGCGCTCCAGCAGGCGGAGACGACGCACGTGTGGTCGCTCAACGATGACGACACACCGACGTCGGCCGCGGTCGCCGCGATCCGCGCGCACGCCCACCCACGGCGGGCGACGATCTTCAAGGCGCGGTTCCCCGACGGCACGAGCTTCTGGGGGCAGCCCGCCGAGTATCGCGAGCCGGTGATTTGGCGTGACCCGTCTGTCCGGCTCGGCAACGTCGACGCCGCGATGATCGTCGCGCCGGCGGGTTGCGCGTCGCGGTGGGGTGAGCGGTACGAGGGCGACTTCGACTTCGCGGCCGCGCTCGTCGACGAGTTCGGCGCGCCGGTGTGGCGCGACGAAACGGTCGTTCTCAAAGGCTGATGCACGTCGTCGTCGGCTACACGAACCTCCGCCCGGAGGTTCAAGAGGCGCTGGACCGCCACGCCGCCGCCGTCGAGGTCGTCTACCAGGACTGCGCCCACTCGAACGAGACCTACCACGATCTCCTCGACGAGCACTGGCAGGCCGGCACCGACTTCGCCGTTGTCGAGCACGACATCGTCATCGACGAGCGCGTCGTCCCCACGTTTGAGCGCTGCCCGGAGCCGTGGTGCGGCTTCGGCTACGAGCTTGCCGTCGGCTACCGCGTCGCGCTCGGGTGCACCCGCTTCCGCGCCGCGCTCATGGACGCGGTGCCCGATCTGTTCGAGCTCACACAGACCGAGACGCAATCCGGTGTGCCGCGGAAGGCGTGGTACCGGCTCGACGCCCGCGTCGACCAGATCTTGCGCGAGCACGGCTACACGCCGCACCTGCACATGCCGCCCGTGAAGCACTTGAACGCGGTGCAGCGGCTCGCCGAACCCGTTCCCGTGTATGCCGCCGGAGAGGACCGCTGATGCACGACGTCGACCTGACTCCCGACCTCTACTTCGCCGCGGAGATCGTCAAGGCCGAGACGCAGCCCGACGGGTCGGTGCTCGTCTACGGCTGCCCCGCGAACCCCGAGACGCTCGACAACGACGACCAGATCGCCGACGCCGGCTGGCTGAAGGAGGCGCTGCCCGCGTGGTTCCACTCGTACGGGAACCTGCGCGAGATGCACCAGCCGTCCGCGGTCGGGACGGCGAAGAAACTCACCTGGGCCGACGACAAGCCGGAGATCGTCGCGAAGGTCGTCGACCCGATCGCCGCGAAGAAGGTGCGCGAGGGCGTCTACAAGGCCTTCTCGATCGGCGTCCAAAAGCCCGAACTCGCCTACGACCGCAACGCCGCGGGCGGCCGGATCGTCGGCGGGAAGATCGTCGAGACCTCGCTGGTCGACCGGCCGTCGATCCCGGGTTCCGACATCGCGTCGTTCAAGGCCGCGGTGCAGTCGGGCTTCATGCTCTGCAAGGCCGTCGGTGTGAACGAGTGGCTCGACACGCAGATGGGCGTCGTGCTCGAAGACACCGCGAAGGCCTCGGAGGCGGACGTCGAGAAGCGCGACTTCGATCGCAACGTCGGCGGTGGCGTCGACCGCGATCAACTCCCGGCCGAGGACTTCGCCGGTCGGAACCGCAGTTTCCCGATCGACAAGCCGGGCGACGTCTCAGACGCCGCGTCGAGCATCGGTCGGGCGGGCGAGGACAACTACTCGCCCGAGCAGTTGAAGGAAAACATCATCCGGATCGCCCGACGCAAGGGACCGGCCTACGTCGCCGAGTTGCCCGAGTCGTGGAAGGGCGACGGCGACAAGGCCGCCAGCGTCGACGACGGGAAGTCCGTCGAGGCGCCGATCGACAGCGCGAAGGAGGCATCACCCACGATGAACGACGAGAAGACCGTCGACGCCGAGAAGGGCGTGGACAGCGACTTCGCCGGCGGCGAGAAGGCGGCTGAGGCGGAGACGTCGAAGGGCGACGATCGCGAAGACACCGACCTCGGCGAGACCGCGAAGACCGACGAGGCCGACGAGGCCGACAAGAGCGACGAGGCGGAGAAGCTCGCCGAGCTCGCGAAGGACGCGTCGGCGTACTGCCCGAAGTGCGCGTCGCTGCAGAAGGTCGCGGACGGCCGGCTCGAAAAGATCGGTGCCGTCGACGTGCTGCTCGGAAAGTGCGACGCCGGCCACGAGCTGCGCAAGGTGCTGCAGACGCCGTTGACCAAGAGCGACGACGCGGAGAAGAGCGGCGACGCCGAGAAGGCCGACGACGCGGAGAAGAGCGACGAGATCGCCAAGGACAGCACGATGAACGACTCCGATCTCGGCGCCGACGCCGACGGTGACGATGACGGCGACAAGTCCGCCGGCAGCGACGCGGAGAAGGCGCTCGCCGCGGCGGTCGAGAAGGTCGACGACGAAGCGGTCAAGGCCGCGGTCGCCGAACTGCTCAAGGACGCCGGCATCGACCTTGGCAAGGTAGGCCGCAAGATGAAGCAGCAGCGGCTCGATCGGCTCACCGCCGCGATCGGCGAGCTGTCGGAGCTCGCGAAGGAGCTCACCGCCGACCCGGCCGGCGAGAAGGCCGCGAACGTTGGCGGCCCGACGCAGACCGACGGCGGCTCGAACCTCGCCGCGACGCGGTTCGTGTCGTGCCTGCGCACGGTGAACGAGCTCGCGCGGCTGCTCGCACCCGGCGACGGCGACTTCGGTCTCTCGACCGACGGCGCCGACACCCAGCTCGACGACACCGTCGCCGCGCCGATCCGGATCAAGGACCGGATCAACACGAACAGTGACGGCAAGGCCGTCACCCCTGATCTGACGAAGGCGGAGATCATCGACGAGGCAACCAAGCTCGTCGCGCCCGAGCTCGCGAAGTCGGTCGCTCAGGAGATCGGCAGGGCGTTCAGCCCGCTGGTGGAGCGGCTCGAGAAGGTCGAGCACACGCTAGTGCCGGCGCGGCCGCCCGTCCTGATCGAGGCTGACCGCCGACACGTCTTGAACGCCGACGCGACGAAGGCGGCCGAGCAGGAGGAGGCGCTGAAGGCCGACCTCGAGAAGTCGCTCGGCGGGCTCAGCGACCAGCAGCGCGAGCAGGTGCTCGCGTTCGCGCTGTCGCAGTCGCGCCGCGGCCGCTAGCACCGCGCTTCGTCTCTCACACCACCCAAACCAAAGGCCGCCCGCCGGGCGGTCTTTCCATGAACGGAGTGATGACACAGTGAATGCAGTTCCGCAGGAGCTGCGCGAGACCGTCGAGATGCTCAAGGGCGTCTACGCGGACCCGTCGTCCAAGCAGAGCATGGACGTCGCGGACATCGCGAAGACGTTCGGGCTCTCGTCGGGCTTCCAGCCCTACAACCTCGCACCGTACGCGGTCATCTTGCAGCCCGTCTTCAGCCCGATCCGGAACCGGCTCGCGCGGCTGAAGGGGCAGGGCAAGATGGCCGAGTTCAAGGCTGTCACCTCGGTCGACACCTCCGGTGCGACCGGTGTCGCGGCCGAGGGCAGCGTCGCGTCCACGATCGCGACGCAGTTCGCCGACGTGCAGATCAGCTTCGCGTCGTACGGGCTCGCGTCTGACCCGGTCACCTATGAGCAGTTGTGGGCGGGCCAGGGCAAGGCCGGCGACTTCGACATCGACAGCCGCGCGCTGTCGGTCGCGAACCTGCTCAAGGCGCTGATGAACGCCGAGGAGAAGCTGATCATGTTCGGCCTCGGCCCGGCGTCGCAGATCACCACGAGCGGCGGGGACAGCTGGACGTTCGGCGGTCTCGTCGGCACCCCGAGCTCGCCGACGCTCACCGCAGGCACCTCGGGCACGATGACCGGCACCGTCTACGTCAAGCAGACGGTCGTCACCGGCATGGGCGAGAGCCTGCCGTCGACGGCGGCGTCGAACGCGTTCGGCACCGCATCGAACGGGTCGCTGGCGATCACGCCGGTCGCGCCGTCGAACAAGCCGGTGCTGGGGTACAACATCTACCTCTCCACCGACAACGTCACGTACCACAAGTACACGCCGGCAACCGCACAGGCGAACGGGTACTCGACCAACGGCGCGCCGATCACCGTCACCGCGGTGCCCGGCTCGGGTGCGGCGCCTCCGACGGTCGACACGTCCGGCTCGTCGAACGCGTTCAACGGCATCTGGTCGTACATGTTCGCGGGTGGCTCCGGCGCGACGCTGTCGGCGCAGAACGCGCAGCTCACCTCGCTGACGCCGCTCGACAGCCTCTTCGAGAGCATCTGGAACGCGGCGTTCGGCGACCCGGACGACATCTGGTGCAACAGCCACGAGATCCGGACGCTCACGAACCTCACCGTCGGCTCCGGCAACCCGTACTACCTGCAGTACGCGCCGGCGCAGCAGAGCGACGTGATCGGCCGGTACCGCATCTCGCGGTACACGAACCAGGTCACGGGCAAGGTGCTGCCGATCTCGGTGCATGCGTGGCTGCCGCAGGGCTCGATCCTCACCACCTCGACGCAGCTGCCGGCGTGGTATGTCGGCAACAACGTGCCGTCGGTGTGGGCGATGGAGCTCACGCAGGACTACGTCGAGATCGACTACGAGCCCACCCGGACGGCGCCGACGTGGCAGTCCGAGATCCGCTGCTTCGGCGGTCTCAAGTGCCACGTCCCGTCGGTGAACGGGCTGCTCTACGCGATCACGCCGTAGCCGCAGGCCTGAAGGATCCTCGGCGAACACGAAAACTCGTTTCGCTGGGGTATGTGGGGTCCGGCTCGCTTGGCGGCAGGGCCGGACCCCACTCGAACTCGCGCCGCCATCCACACATTCGAGAGAGAGGCGACAGGTGGCTCGCACCCAGTTGATCGGCGTCGATGACGGCTGCAAGGGGCTCGAGACGCCTGACGGCCGCGTGTTCCCGGTCAACGGGAACGTGGCCGAGCTGCCGGCCGGCGAGGCCAGGAACTTCCTCGACTCCGGGGCGCCGAACCTGCATAGGCATAGGCGGGTCCGGCACGGCTGGTCGCCGTCGATCGAGCGCGGCTACGAGTTCGCGTTCGGGAAGGGAGCAAACGACTGATGTTTCTCAAGAGTCCAGATCCCACCGCATACGCGGTGACGATGGGTGGCCGCGTCTACCCGGTCCGCGACGGCGTGTTCCTCGTCGATCGAGAGGTCGCGCCGGAGCTGACGGCGTCGTTCGAGCCGGCGGACAACGTGCGCGAGGATCTCGCGCAGGAGCTCGTCGAGCTCGGGTCGAGCGAGGCGGAGCGGGTCCGCGAGACGTCGGCGCGAGCGGAGGTCGACGGCGCGCCGGGCGCGACCGTCGATCTGTCGCCGCTGCACGAGAGGATCGAGGCGGCGCACGACCGAATCGGCGAGCTCGAGCACCGGCTCGCAGAGCATCTCGCCACGCACACCGACGAGCCGAAGGACGCCGTCGCCGACACGGCGGCCAGCGACGAGCCCGGCGAGCAGCCTGCCGGCAAGAGCAAGGCCGCGAAGAAGTAGCCGCGGCTGCAGGTTCCGTCCGCAGAGGGACGGATGGCAGGGAGCGCCCGGCCGACCCCTACGGGCGCTCCCCAAAAACCGAGATGACGCACTGGTTCATGTCGCTGTCGATCGCGCGGCGCACCGCGCTCGTGTACGGGCTCGTGCTCGCCGGCTGGCTGTTCGGGCTCGAGCTGCCGGCCCGGTTCGGGCTGCTGCCGATCCTGACGTTGACCGGGGACGTGCGCGCCGCGATCCAGTGGTGGCACGTGCTCGGGTTCGAGCTCGCGGTCTTCTTCGTCGTGCTGTACGGCCACTTCGACGCGGGCTGGCGGGTGCGCTGGCTGATCTTGAGCGCGGCAGTGGTTGTGGCGTCGGCCGGCATCCACGCGTTCACGGTCACGCGGCCGTGAAGGGGAAGCGTCTGCCGGACGGTGAGGAGCCGAAGAACGCGGGCGAGTACGCGTGGATTCCGTACTCGACGTGGCGGTTCAGGCCGTCGTTTCTGCGCGGTGAGGGCGAGTGGCATCTCGTCGCGCCGGATGGCCGGATCGGTGCGATCCGCAACGGGTCGCATACGTGGGTTGAGGATCCCGACGGGGCGGTGACGTTCTCGCCGTCGCTGGTGATGCCGTCGGGCTGGCACGGCTTCCTCGAGCACGGCGTCTGGCGGGAGTGCTGAGCGAATGCGTATCTCGACGATCAGCGAGCGCCCACTCGCGCGTGTAGCTGTGCTTGAGCCCGGCGATCTGCAGTTTGGCTACGACGCGAAGCCGCCGCAGTGGAAGTCGCAGCCGGTGCTCAAGTCGAGCTACCCGACCGGCGACGAGGTCGACCCGTGGGGGCCGGCGTACACACACGACGAAAGGCTCGTCTCCGAGCTGCTGCGCGAGTGCGTCAACGCCGCGCCGCTCGGCAGCGCGCCGGTCACCGTCTACGTCGGGCTCTGGGAGGGTCTCGCCCGCACGAACGGTTGGAGCACCTACGACCACCCCTACTACCGCGACGGCGACGACATCTCCTGGTGGCACGGGCCCGGGCTGAAGCCGTGGGAGGGTGTGATCGCGCTCTCCGGCAAACGGATTGAGATCCACCCGGCGGTCACGCGGTACGTCGTCGCGCACGAGTACGGGCACGTCGTCGATGTCGCGCTCGCCCAGCTCCGCTACCCCGGCGACGGCAACGCGTTCCACAAGCTGCACGAGGACTACCGCCGGCTGCGGCGCCTGCCCGACGGGCCGGGCCACTACGGCAACGGCACCCACCATCTCGCGGTCGGTGAGGTACTCACGAACGACTTCCGCACCGTGGTGCTCGGCCGCGAGTGCGACTTCTGGGCGCACCCGGTCACGCCCGGCTGGAAGCTGAAGGGCGTCCGGCGCTGGTGGGAGCGGGCGTGCGCCGATCTGCACGCGCTGTCCGAAATCGGAAGCGTCGAGCGAAGTAAGAGATGACGAAGCTCGCCGAGGGGCAGCGGCCGGTCACCGGCGTCGGCCAGCCCGCCTACAAGAAGCTGCACCTGTTCGCCGAACTCGTCGAGCAGGCCTTCCCGGGCTGCGAGGTCTACCTCACCGGCACCGCCGCCGTCTCGAAGGAGTGGCGCGACGTCGACGTCCGCTGCGTGCTCCCGGGCCCGCTGTACCGCCGCTACGCCGGCGACCAGATCACCACGGAACGGATCGCGCGCGCCGCCGACGCGCCGCAGCACCGCCGCTCCGCAGCGCTGCACGACGAGAACCTCTCGAACGTCGCGCCGCTCGGCCGCCGCCGCGGCGCGCTCGAGCTCGCCTTCTCCGCGCTCGCGCACGAGATGACCGGACTCCCCGTCGATTTCCAGTTGATGTCGCGCGGCTACGAGCGCTGGTGCGGCTACCACGACCACTACGCCGAGCGGATCGGCCGGAGGGTCGTCTGATGCTCCCCTACGTCGACGCAGCCACCTTCGTCCAGGCCCCGACCGGGATCGACACGGCGCAGCTCGTCCCCGGCGGCCAGGACCCGCAGCAGTCGGCTGAGCTGCAGAACCTGCTCGAGCGCGCAACCTCCTGGGTCGACACGTTCGGCTGCTACCAGCGTCTCGCCGCGACCACCGACAGCGAGGTCAAGCGGCTCCGGCCGAACAAGCAGGGCCAGATCGAGATCTTCACCAAGAACTTCCCCGTGATCGCGGTCGTCTCGGCGCAGTGGAACGACTTCTCCGGCTTCGCGACGTCGGCATGGACGGCGATCGACGTCACGAAGGTGCAGCCGCTCGAGCGGTCGCTGCTGATCTACGACCGCGACTACAGCTGGTGGCGAGGCCTGCGCGCGTTCCCGCTCGTCGTCGAGTACCAGTACCAGAACGGGTTCGCGCACACGACGCTCACCAGCGAGGCCACCGCGGAGTCGTCGACGCTCACGGTCGCGTCGACGATCGGGATCGGCCCCACCACCGGCGGCCCCGGCAACTGGAACCTTGCGAGCGAACTGTTGATCCTCGACGGCGCCAACCGCGAGATCGTGGAGGTCGCCTCGATCAGCGGGCAGACGCTGACGCTCGCGTCGCCGCTCAGCTTCGACCATCAGCCCGGCGCGCTCGTGACCGCGGTCCCGCCGACCGTGCAGGAAGCGACGATCCTCGCGGCGACGTGGATGGTGAAGAACCCGCGCGGCGACGCGTCGTTCGTGATGTCGGGCGGCGAGATCGAGAAGCAGAAGACCGGCCCGACCGTCGAGGACGACCTGCTCGACAAGGCGTACAAGATGCTGACCCCGTATCGGCGGACACTGTGATCCGGCTGCGGCTCGTCGTCCGGGACGTCTCCGGTGCGCAGAAGCTGCGCGCCGTCGCTGCCCGTCTGCCCGGCCAGGTCGAAGACCTCGCCAGCGACGCGGCCAAGGTGACCGAGGCCGCGCTGCAGGAAGCCGCCCCGATCGGCAAACCCGGCACGAACTATCAGCCCGGCGCGCTGCGCCAATCGATCCAGTTCGACCTCGCCGGCACCACCGCGGAATTCTCCGCCTCACAGGTCGCCCAGTACGTGATCGGCGGCACCCCAGCCCACGAGATCGACCCCCGCGACAAGAAGGCGCTCGCCTTCTACTGGGAGGCGTTCGGCGACGACTTCGTGTTCGCACGCGTCCACCATCCGGGCACCAAACCGAACGACTTCCGTTCGCCCGCGCTCGAGCGTGCCGCCAACGAATCCGAGGCGCTGCTCGACGACCTCGCCGACACGATCGCCGACGGTTTCCGGTGAGCCGGATCAGCGTCCGCAACGGCGTCGCCGAACTGCTCGCGAGCCTCGTCGACGACAGCGGCGGCCCAATGTTCCGGGCCGTGTACTCGGTGATGCCGACCCGGATCGATAAGACGCTCACACCGGCCGCGTTCGTGATGCTGCCCAAACACAACCGGCGCCGCTACGGGCCCAACCAGAAGCACGCCGACTACATCGGGCAGGCCAGGGTGATGTACGCAGCACCGTCGGTCGGCTGGGAGTCTCCGGCCGCCGGCCAGACGCTCTGGGAGACCCCGGCCGGTGAGCCGCAGGCCGCCTTCGACGAGTGGCTGGACACGTTCGCCCGGGCGCTCGAGCAGAACAAGCACTTCCCGCAGAACCAACCCGAGGCCGGGGTGCAGACGATCCAGATCGGCGAGGGCGGCGACGGGATCGACATCGTCACCAGCGAGCCCGAGCTCGAAGCGAACCTGCTCGTGCTGTCGGCGCTCGTGAGCTTCCCGATCGCCGAGCAGATCCTCGGCGTCTGACCCGCGAAGGAGCGACTCCTGTGAAGCAGATCCGTAACACCAATCCGGTGCGGCATCTCGTCCCTGAGATCGGCATCGAGGCCGACCCGGGCGAGACTTGCCGCGTTCCCGCCGGCGCGCCGATCCCCGAAGGGTGGGAGCTCGTCGAGGCGGAGAAGAAGACGACCCGCAAGCCGCCGGCCGCCACGGCTGACGCGAAGGAGGAGACCGACTGATGGCCGGCTTGAAGCTCAGTTCCACCAGGTTCCTCGGCATCGCCAAGGAGTCGACGTACGGCACGCCCGTCACGACCGGCATCCGCTGGCTGCCGATGAAGAACCCCGACACCGAAGGGGAGATCAAGTACCAGCTCGACCAGGGGATGCGCGGCGTCGCCGCGAAGACGTTCGGCGCCTACGCCGGCGTGCAGGACGGCAAGTTCTCCTACGACCTCGACTGGTACGTCACCGACACGCCGCAGCTGCTCGCCTGCATCCTCGGGCCCGACGCGGTCACCGGCACCTCGGCGCCGTACACGCACACGTTCAAGCTCGCCACCGGGGAGCCGGCGTCGCTGACGCTTCAGGACTTCGACGGCCTCGAGCAGTGGCAGTACCCGGGCTCGTACCTTTCGCAGGCGTCGTTCAAGCTCGACAGCGAGGGTGGCCTGTCCTGCTCGGTGCAGGGCAACGGGTTCTTCCCGACCAGCGTTGCGACCTCGACGCCGACGTTCGCGGCCGAGCCGTACTTCCTCGGCTGGGAGACCGCGCTCACGATCGGCGGCAGCCCGAACGCCAGACTCGTGTCGATGCAGCTCGACCTGAAACGTGCGCTGACGATCCGCTGGTCGGCGAACAGCACCCAGCAGCCGCGCTTCGTGTTCGTCGGGCCGCTCGACGTCTCCGGAAAGGTCACCTTCGACATCGAAGACGACACCGAGCTCAACTACTTCGTCAACAACACGCAGCCGACGTTCCAGGCGCTACTCACCCAGCCGACGACGACGAACACCGTCAAGTTCCTGATGTCGAAGTGCGCGTTCACGCAGGCGAAGCGCACAACCTCGAAGGACTGGGTGCAGGTCGACGCGTCGATCGAGGGCATCTACAACGCCACCGACGCCGGCCCGATCCAGATCGCCGTCGGAAACGCACAGAGCACGGCCTACTAGCCGTAGAAGGAGCCGCCAGACATGGCCCACGAAAAGCTGGTCAGAATCGACCTCTCCGAGACGGAGATCCCGCAGCCGTGCGCGTTGCACGCGAAGCGGGGCTTCCAGTCCGATTGCGACGACTGCGAAGCGACCGACCCGGTGCCCGGGGTGATCCCGGAGCTCGTCGGCTTGTTCGTCGAGATCCAGAACCCGAACGTGCTCCCGTACGGCAAGACGAAGGAGCTGTTCGCGACGAAGGAAGGCCAGACGGTCGGCGACTACAAGGAGCAGGTCGTCGCGCCGCTGATCACCGCCTGGAACGTCACCGACGCGGAGACCGGCGACGAGCTGCCGCTCCCTTCACAGGATCCGCGGTCGCTCGACCGGGCGATCGACGTGGTCACACCGGTGTTCGACCGGATTGTGAAGCTGCGCCGCGAGCGGGCCGTCCCAAAAGAGAACGCGACCTCGTAAAGACCAAGCTCCAAGGCCGCGAGTCGGAGTTCCGTCCGCACCCGTGGCCGCAGAGCTGGCTCGACTTCTACATCTGCCGTGAGATGCACTGGACATACGAGGAGCTCGAGCGGCAGCCGGCCCACCGGATCGCGGAGCTGCTCGAGTACCTCGAGCTCGAAGGCGAGATAGATGGCAGCGGGTGACATCGTTCAGCGCGGGCTGAGCCTCGAGGTTCAGGCCGATGATCTCGCCTCCGGGACGCTCAACGCGGTCGCGGACGAGCTCGAGCAGTTACAGGCGCGCGCCGAGACGGCGTTCGGCGCGATCGCGATGTCCGGCGAGAACGCGGCGTCTTCGCTCGCCGACTCGGCGAACCTGTTCGCGCCGGAATGGGAGACCCAGCTTGAGGCGTTGCAGGAGTTCGCCGACGGCGTGTTCTCCGGGATGCAAGACCTGGCGGCGACCGTGGCCTCGGCGATGTCGGCGTCGGCGGGCACGATCAGCGAGTCGTGGCTATCCGCACTCGACGACCTGAAAGGCGGAGCGTCGACCGCCGAAGGCGCGCTTGAGGGGCTGCAAGGCGACATGGAGACGACCGCCTCGATCGCGGACTCGACGGCCGGTGACATCGCGGAGGCGTACTCCGGCGACGCGCTCGCTCTCGACGCTGGGGCGGGGTCGCTCGACGACCTGCAAACACAGATGGAGGCGACGGCCGGGACGGCCGCTTCGACCGCCGGCGAGATCTCGGGCGCCTACGACGGGGACGCGCTCGGCCTCGACGCTGGCGCCGGCAGCCTGAAGTCGCTGCAGTCGGAGATGAAGTCGACCTCGAAGACCGCGAGCTCGACGGCGGCCGACATCGGCAAGTCGTACTCGACGAACACGCTTGGCCTCGACGCGGGCGCGGTCGATCTGAAGGCGCTGCGCGGCGAAATGGACACCACAGTGGAGACCGCGAGGACCGACGCGAAAGCGATCTCGGACGCGTTCGCCGGTGCTGGCGTCGGTGCTGGGGCGACCGGTGCGGAGGAGGTTGCGGCGGGCGCCGCTGCCGGCGGGACACCAGGGATCGCGTTCGGCAAAGACGCGAAGGGCGGAGGCAAGGGGTTCAAGATCCCGGCGCCGTCGATCGGGTCGCTGATGACGGGCGGGATCACCGCGGCGATCGGGCTCGGCGCCGTCGACCTCGGGATCAACCAGCTCGAAGGGCTCGAGGCGTTGAAGGCGCAGACGGGCATGTCGTGGACGCAGACGCTGACGACCGCGGCGGCGGCGCGCGGGGTCGGGCTCGGCAGCGACCAGATCCAGCGGCTGATCCAGCGGCTCGACACGAACATCGGCAAGCTCACCCAGAAGGACGTGACCGGTGCGCACACCGTCGAGGGGCAGGCGGTGTCGATGGGACTCGGCCGACAGGCGATCAACCCGGCCACCCTGAGAGCCGTCGTCGGCTCGATCGGTAGCGGCGGCAATAGCGGGGCAGCGCTCGCGTTGAAGACGCTCGGCATCGGCCCCGACCAGCTGACGAACTTGTCGGCGCAGCAGCAACTCGCGGTGATCGCGTCGAAGCTCGACGGGATCAAGAACAACACGCTGCGCACCGCTGTCACGAACGAGCTGTTCGGCAAGGGCACCGACACCGCGAACCTGCTGGAGAAGTTCACGCTCGCGACGACCGAGGCGGAGAAGAACCTGCCGGCGGGGCTCGCGAAGGATCTGCAGATGACGCTCGGCTCCGGCGGCAAGAGCATGGTCGACCTGCAGGAGCAGATGTTCTACCTCGAAGTCGAAATGTCGGCGTCGCTGATGAAGATGGTGCCGCTGCTGTCGAAGCTGCTCGGCGAGGCGGCGAAGCACACGACGCTGCTGATGGACTTGGCGTTGGGCGGGGCGGCGGCGGGTGGCCTGAACAAGATCCTCGAGCACGGTCACGGCGGCAGTTCGATCAGCTCAATCATCGATGGGATCATCAAGTCCACCGCAGGCAAGGTCGTCGGCACGGTGGGAGGCGGCCTGGGCGCCGCGCGCGTCGCCGGGTACGGCGGCGACCTTGCCGGCTACGGCGCCGAACTGCTCTCGAAAGCGCTTGGCCCGATCGGGATCGGCGCGGCGATGCTCGCGAACCCGGACTCGATGGCGAACGACACGAGCAAGTTCGCGCTCATGTGGCAGCGCGTCGTCGCGCCGCACGTCGGCACAGGCAAGAAGTTCACGCAGAAGGACTCGGTGCAAGCGATCGAGACCGCCGCCAGAATCTTCGGGCTCAACCCGCAGGCGATGCTCTCCGACAGCTACGCGGAAGCGACGCTCAACCCGAACGCGCACAACAAGGGCTCGGGCGCAACCGGCAACTTCCAGTTCATCCCGTCGACGTGGGCGTCCGACACGAAGCGGATCCTCGGCCAGTCGCTGCCGATGAGCGCCGCGTCCAATCCGTGGATCTCGTCGTTCATCGCGGCGGCGGCGATGAAGCACAGCGGCATCGGGGGACAGAAGAACTCGCAGACGGCGCTCGCCGACATGCTGAAGAACTTCGAGAATCCCGGCGGCAGCTTCTCGAACCCGAAGACCGGTCTCGGCGGCGACTGGTCGCGAGGCGTGCCGTTCCTGCAGACCCTCGAAGGCGACCTCACCAAAGCCTCGACGGCGGCGAAGACGAAAGCGCCGCAGGTCAAGCAGCCGGTCGACCAGATGCTGCAGCAGCTGATCACCGACGCGAAGAAGCACACAGCCGAGTTCCCGCCCGCGATCGAGCTCGGCCTCACCCAGGCTGAGACCTATCTGAAAAAGCACAAGGGGCCGTTCACGACCGCTGGCCGGGAACTAATGAAAGGGCTCGAGCAGGGCCTCGAGAACGAGATCCCTGTGCTCGAGGGGGAGGCGAAGAAGATCGCCGACCAGCTCGAGGCGACTCTGAAGGCGGCGTTGAAGGTGAAGTCGCCGTCGGAGATGACCGCGGAGATCGGCGACAACCTGATGGCCGGGCTGGGCGTCGGGATGCAGAGGTCGACCAGCGCCGCCGCCGAGGTGGCCGCGCGGAGCGCGCTCAGCGTCGCCGGCGCGCTCGGGACCGCCACGCCCGGTGGACCTGCAGGCGGCGGCGAGCAGACGATCATCATCCAGCTCGATAGCGCCGAGGTCGGTCGCGTCCTCAACCGGCAGCTGCACGGCACCGTGAAGTTGCTCGCGAAGATCAACTAACGCCCTATCCCGCTAGGAGCGGGAGACCAGGCGCATGAGCGTCCCCGGCGGCTTTCAGATCACGATCGGCGGCGGCGACTACACCTCGTACGTCGACGTCACCACGATCGAGCTCGAGCAGAACCTCGCGATCATGCTCGACAAGTGCACCTTCATCGTCGCGATCCCTGACCAGCAGATCTACCGGCCCAAGGCAGGCCAAGAGGTGATCGTTACCTCGCAGCTCGGCCGCGAGTTCGGCGGCATCATCGTCACCCCCGAAGAAGACCAGGCCGGGTCGCCGACCCAGTTCGACTACAAGGTCACAACCCGCGACTACAGCTTCCTGCTCGACCGGCACGTCGCGTTCAAGGAATACGCCGCCGACACGTACAGGTACGACCAGATCGTCGTCGATCTCGTCTCCACCTACGGCAAGCAAGACGGCTTCACGACCAACAACGTGCAGACGTCGTTCCAAGCGCCGTTCACGAGGTTCGACTATCAGCCGGTCGCGCAGTCGATCAACCTGATCGCCCAGCAGATCGCCTGGGGCTTCTACATCGACTACTACCGCGACGTTCACTTCTTCGACCGGGAGTCGTTCGCGTCGCCGCTGCCCGGCAACACGCTGCACGCCGACACTGACACCAGCATCATCGACGGCACATATGGGCCGCTCGGCGTTTACGGCGACCTGACGATCACCGAGGACATCTCGCAGCTGCGCGACCGTGTGTTCCTGCGCGGCCACAAGGTCACGGCCACGTACAACCGGACCGAAACGTTCACCGGCGACGGGACGACGACGTCGTTCGGGCTCACCTATGAGCCGTCGCACAACCTCGCCCAGAACTCGACGCTGACCGTCGGCGGCAGCCCGTACGCAATCGGGGCCGATCTCCGCGACGGCACGCCAGCGTCGACGACGCAGGACTTCACCGGCTACGTGAACTTCACCGGGCAGACGCTGCGCTTCAACGTCGCGCCCGCAAACGGTGCGACGATCGTGTTCACGTACAAACCGATGCTGCCGCTGGTCGTGATGGTCGAGGATCCGGCTAAGCAGAAGGCGATGGCTGCAAGGATCGGGAACGGCAACGACGGTGTCTTCGAGTACGCGATCAGCGACCCGACTCTCTCAGCTGACGACTCGCAGCCGGCGGTCGCGCGCGGCCAGGAGCAGATCGTCAAGTACGGGAGCCCGCACTTTTCCGGCCAATTCACGAGCTATCTGCACGGCTGGAAGGCGGGCCAGTCGTTCACGTTGCGGTCGGCTCGGAGGATGAACGGCGAACTCGACGGGATGACGTTCTTCGTCACCAAGGTGACCAAGAAAGTGATCTCGCACCCGGTGAACACACAGCCGCTGTTTCAATCGACCGTCTACTTCAGCGACAGTGTGTACGTTTTCTAGGAGGGGCTCGCTGTGGCGCAGGAGGACATCGTCCCGCAGCTGCTCGCCGAGATCTTCAATCGTGCGATCCCGGACCCGCTCGACGACAACAGCCCCTTGAACTCGTTCTCGGCGCCGGTCGACGGCGTGTCGCTCAGCGACACGGTGACCACAACGACCGCGACCGGGCCGTTCAAGTACGGCGTCGCGAAGTACGCCCGCTCCACCTACAAGCAGTGACCTCGCTCGAATCCGCTCTTGGCCTGCACGGACGGGCCCGCGTCAGCGTGCGCGAAGAAGACTCGGGGCTGCTCGTCTGCGAGCAGGTCTTCGACAACCTCGAGACCCAGTACGCGCTGAACAGCGTTGCGAGTTGGCTGGCTGGCGGAGCCGGCGTCGTCGCCCCGGCGGCTCCCGCCTACCTGGCGTTCGGGATCGGCCCGATTAACCTGCTTACCGCCAACCAGGCCGACCTTGAGTCGTCCGTTGCGGGCTGGCAGGCCGCGTCGAACTGCACCGTCGCGCAATCGTCGACGGTCTCCTGGGACGGCGTCTATAGCCTCGCGATCACCGCGAGCTCGGCGGCGTCGATGACGGCGACCACCTCGCCCGGTCTCGCCGGCGTGCCGGTCACGGCCGGCACCCAGTATTCGGCAAGCGCCCACGTGCGCGCCGGCGCGACCGCGCGCAGCGCCGGCGTGAACATCGCCTGGTACGACGCCTCCGGGAACCTGCTCTCGACTTCGCCCGGCACGACCACCACGGACTCGTCGTCGGCTTGGACCCGTGTTGGTGTCATCGCGACAGCGCCGACGAACGCGGCGTTCGCCGCCGTCCAAGTCGCCGTGACCTCGCCCGCCAACGGCGAAATCCACTACGCCGACGGGATCCAGTTCGCCTACGCCCCCGACGGGCCGATGCCCTGGCAGGCAGGCGGACAGACGCTTACCCCCTCGGTGAACGACAGCGCGCTCTCGCAGGAGCGCTATCTCACCCGAGCGCAGGCCGACACCGGGTACACCCAGACGAGCCTCGCCGTGCTGCTGCACACCTATCAGACGACCGATCCGTCAGGGTCGTTCAGCGAGGCCGGGTTGTGGGACAGCGCGACGAAGACGGCGACGCTCGCCGCGCAGGCAAACCCGGGCGCTACGACGCTGACGCTCGCGGCGAGCGCGCCAGCAGTGTCCGCGGGGACGCAGCTCTTCTTCCCCGCCGTCGGCGAGTACGCGACCGTGGCGACCGCCGCGGCCGCTGGCGCGACAACTTGGACGCTCACAGACCAGCTGCTGCTCACTCACGCGAACGGGGCGACAGTCAGCGTGATGTCGGGGAACCTGTGGGCGCACGTCGCGCTCACCGGCGTCTCGAAAACCGGCACCCAGCTCCTTAGTTTGCAGTGGGAGATCGCGGTCGTCGGTTCCTGAGCGATGGGCCTCTACAAGTCGACAGACCAGAGCGGGCAGCCGCTCAACACGATCTACGCCGAGGACGTCGGCCAGTTCGTCGACCTGCTCGGCGGCCAGCGCGACGGTGGCGCGCTCTCGCTGCTCGGTCCGCTCGGCGCGCCGGCGGCGCCGACGATCACCAAGCAGTCCGGATCGATCACCGGGACCGGCTACCAGTGGGGGATCTACTGGATCACCGGTGTGATGGACGGCACCGGCGGTGCGCATGTCACCGGCCGCACGCTCGCCGGCACGCTGTCGGCGGCGACGTCGCTGAGCGCGCAGGAGGCGACGGTCGCGCTCGGCGGGATCACACCGCCGACCGGGGCGATCGGCTGGGGCGTCGTCCGCAACAAGAGCGGCGGCTCCTCGTGGTTCGAGGTGCCGGGGTCGGAGCAGTTCCTGTCGATCGCGGGGACGATGCCGTCGAGTTTCGTCGACAACGTCGCGGACGCGTCGCTTGTCACCGCGACCCCCGCGGCGAACACGACCGGGACCACGCTCTCCGGCGCGATCGGCTGCGCCTACTCGACAACGCTCCCGGGCCTCAACGCGAAGTTCCCGTCGGGCACGCCGCCGGAAGGCGCGCTCGGCATGATCGCCACCCCGACCGGCAACCCGATCCCGCTCATCTACGACGCGAACGCCGGCCACTGGTACTCGCCGCCGCTGATGACGACCGGGTTCTCGTTCAGCAACGGCAACACCGGCGCCGCCGTGGGCGTGGACAGCGAGGGCGCCGGAATGCTCGACTACCGGCCCTGCCGTGACGGCGGCCTCGGCCTTCAGGTCAAAGGGCTCGCCTACCAGGTCGGCAACTCGACCGGGAACACGACGACCATTCAGCTCGCCGGCTACTTCTTCAACGGCACCACCGTCGGGACCGCCACCTATCTCGTCCACACGACCGCCGCGACGGCCGTCAACTTCAACGACGACTGGACGACGATCGTCAACCCCGGCAGCGCGAACACCTACGACGCAGTCATCTTCGCCGCCCAGATCACCGGCACGAACGCAACCGCCGGCCTGACCGCGTACGAGGCGAGATATATCGGATGAGTTGGCTGTTCGTTGCGATGACCCGCAACCAGGGCGACACGGTGGCGGGCGACCCGCCGACGCTCGTCGTCCAAGTCGACGCCGCGGACCAGGCGAGCGCGTTCGCCGCCGCCGAGCAGGCGCAGCCGAACTACACCGCGACAGCGATCGTCGACAGCGGCGAGCCGCCGGCGCCCGGCGATGACAGCGCCTACGAGACGGCGGCCCAGACGGCGGCGACGGCGAAGCTCGAGGCGACGAATCAGGCGAACCTGCTGCACGAACGGAACCGGTGGCTCGCGCAGACCGACCCGTACATGCTCGCCCCGGCGAACTTCCCGTCCGACATGCCCGCCGACGTGCAAGCGGCGATCACCGCGAACCTCGCCGCGATCCAGACGTGGCGGCAGCAGCTCCGCGACTGGCCATCAACCGTCACCGACTGGACGCAGCCGCCGCCGCTCCCGACGCCGCCGTCGATCACGTTGCCGAGCGGCCGGCAGCTGATCATCGTCACCTGAAAGGAACCCCAGATGCAGATCACACGCGGCCGCGACATTTCCAACCGCAACGGTGCAGCCGCCGGGCTCGCCGCGATCCACGACCCGAAGACCGGTTGGATCTACGCGAAAGGCACCGAGGGCCTCGGCTTCGTCGACCCGCTCTACCCGACCTTCTACGACGCCGGCCACTACGTGCGCAAACCCGTCGGCCCGTACGGGTTCCTGCATCCCGACCTCGACGGGGCCGCACAGGCCAGGTTCCTGCTCGAGCACACCAAGCCGAAGCCGGGCGACCTGAAACCGGTGATCGACAGCGAGACGCTCCACAACGGCGACTGGGAGCAGTGCGCGGCCACGACGCTCGCTGCGCTGCGCGAACTCGACGCGCACGGCACCGGCGGGATCGGCTATGCGAGCTCAAGCTTCATCCGGCAACTCGCCGCGCACGAGCCGGCGCTGAAGTCGTTTGGCTGGTGGTATGCCGACTACGCGACGGTGCTGTGGCGGATCCCGGGCGTGCGGGCGCTGCTCTGGCAGAACACCGACCGGCTCGGCGTCGGCAGGTTCGCGACCGACGGTGACGTGCTGCTCGCGCGCAGCCTCGCCGCGATCGAGATCCCCGCGCACGCGATCGTCCGCCACCCAGCACCAAAGCCCGCCCCCGCCCCCCAGCCGAAGCCGAAGCCGAAGCCGAAGCCGAAGGCGAAGCCGAAGGCGAAGAAGCCGGCCGTCGCGAAGCGACGCTACTACACGCTCAAGCGCAACGTGCCGCTCAAGAAGGGCCAACGGATCGCCTACCAGCCCGGCAAGGGCTACTACGCCCGCACGGCGGCCGCCAAGAAGGCGTAGACCGTGGCGCGCCCGACGCGCCGCCGCCCCCACCGCCCGCTCCACCCCTACACGTTCCACCACCTGATCGCGCGACTGCTGCGCGTACGCCGCCGACCCCGCTAACCCCCGAACCTCCGAGGACGACCGATGGACCCCGAAACGACACTCGAGCAGCGCGTCGCCACACTCGAGAAGAGCACCGCGAAACTCCAGCGCGACCACACCGCCACCCGTCGACTCGTCCGCGACCTGACCAAGCGTGTCGACGCGATCCTCCCCGACGTCAAGGTCGCGCTCAAGGCGCAAACAGGCGAGCTGAAGGTCGCGATCGCGGAGTCCGAGACCCGCAACGCCGACCGGATCACCGACGTCGCCCGCCAGTGGCCCGCGACCGCGGTCGTGATCGCCACGATCGCCGGCGGCGCCGTCGCGGCCGCGCTCGTCGACCTGCTGCTCGCGGCCGCGCGTCTCCCGCACCTCTCCTGATGCGCCGCGTCGTCAACGCGGCGATCGAGCGGTTCAACGACTGGCTCGCCTCTGAACGCGGCTTCGTCCAGGCCGTCGTCGTCTCGGTCGCCTGGAACGTCGCCGTCTTCGTCGGCGTCGACCCGCACGGGTTCGTCTATCTGTTCGTCGCGACCGAGCTCGGGATCATCACCCAGTTCACGCTCGCGATCATCGGCCGCCGCTCCGGCGCGAAAGTCGACCAGGCGCTCGCAACGATCGACCAGGTCGTCGACGACCTCTACACCACCGCGCAGGCCACGCTCCGGCTCGCCCAGAACGAGGCCGGGATCCAGGCCGCGCTCGCCGCGCAGTCGGAGACGATCGCCGCCGCCGTGACCGAGCTCCAAAACCACCTCACCAAGGAGACCTGATGATCAGTCGCATCCGCCGCTTCCTCGCGGCCACTCCGTACATCAAGATCGGGGAGCACCTCGCGGTCGCGTTCGTCTCGGCGTTCGGTCTCGCCGCGGTCGCGACGCTCGAGCACGCCGCCGGCAGCCACGGCTTCCAGCTCTCCTGGTCGTTCGCCGCCGGTGTCGCCTCCGCCGCAGCGGCAGCCGGCTACCAGAAGGTCCGGCCGCAGCTGCTGCGGCTGCTCGGCAAGGAAGCGACACGGCTGCTCAGCGTCCCGCCGGGAGCTACGGTCACCGTCCTCCACGGAACGGCCGCGAACGCGACCGTCACAATCACGACGGCTGGCAGCCAGGCCTCGAAGCCCTGAACCAATAGGCCATGGAGCGTCTCGGCGAGGACATCGCGCCCGAGTGGGACGAGCAGGACCGCGTCGAGGGCTGGCGGCTGCACGTGCTGATCGAAGCCGGCTACCCAATCGATCTCGCCGAACGGATCGCCGCAAGCAGCGCCGACCTCCACCGCGCGGTCGAGCTCCTCGAGAACGGCTGCCCGCCCGCACTCGCCGCCGAGATCCTTCTCTGATCGGAGCAATGGTGAGCATCAACCTCGACGCGCTCGACCAGTTCCGCAAGCACCCCGCCCCGTCGGGCACCGACTACCCCGCCGGGGTCGTGCGTCTCTTCTCCCCCGACGACAACATCCACGCCGCGATGGTCTACGTCGTCGAGCACACACAGGTCTCGCTCGGATCAGCGATGTACGGCTGGGACGACGACGAGATCCAGCAGCTCTTCCAGAAGGTCTGGCTCGACGAACGGCTGCCGGTTGTGCTCGCGCTCGACTCCTCGCAGGCCGGCGGCGTCCATGAGCGGACTCTGCTCGCGCAACTCGAGGCGAAACTGCCGGCGGGGACGCTCGGCAACGAGCTCGTGATCGGACGGTCGCGGAAGCACGCGATCTCGCATCTGAAGTTGATCCGTTCCGACGACATCACGATCGGCGGGTCGACGAACCTCTCCGCGTCCGGTGAGGGCGCGCAGAACAACGAGGCGATCTTCATCCGTTCGGCGTCGTACGCGCTCGAGACGCAGGCGAAGATCGACTTGACGGTCGCCGAGATGCGGGCTCAGATGAGCGCCGCGTCGGCGGCGTAGGGCGCCCTCGCCGCTCTGTGGTCGCGGCGGGGGCGTCCGGTCACGCGCGGTCCCGTGTAGCGTCGCCGAACGCCGCCTGCAACGCCTCCAGAACCCGCTCCGCCTGCTCGTCACCGTTCAGCATCCGCACCACCAGCTTGTGCAGGTTCAGCAGCGACTCCCGATAGTGCGCCGGCTGCAACCCCGGCGGCAGAACCGGCAGCCCCATCAGCCGGGCGACGTTCTCGAGCTGCTCGAGCGTCGGCTCCTCGACCGCGACGATGGGCTCGCGGAGCTCGCCCGGCCGGCGGTGCGGCACCTGCACAAACCCCTTCCGCGGCTGCGTCGTCACGCCGCCGCGCTCCCCCGCTCCGCGATCACTTCGCGCACCGTCGCCACCAGGTACTTCGCCTCGTTCGCGATCGGCCCCAGATGCGTCTTGCGGCGGCGCGCCTCGACCCGCTCGAGCGCGGCAGCGAGCACCGCTTCGGGCTGGCCGCGCAACACCGACCCCAGCACGATCGGCGTCTTAGGGTCGGCGCCGCGAAGGTCAGCCGCAATCTGTCGCAGCCGTTCAAGATCCGGGCCGTAGTCAGCGGTCCTGAGAAGATTTTTCGACTCGTCAGCGCCGACCGAGTGATCAGAACCGCTGATGGTGGACAAAGGCTTAAACCCAGGGTCTGACGCGCGCGCGGAAGAGGGGTGTGTGTCTGTCACACCCGTGTCACGCGTGACGTGCGTGTGACATTCCGGCGAGCGTCGCTTCCGCTGCCTCTGCGCGTTGCGGACGCGACGCATCTGGCGGCTGAGCGTCGTCTCCTGGTAGTCGCCGTAGTCGTGGATCTGGAAACCGCCGGGGACCTCGTGGAAGAGGCCTGAGCGCACGAGGCGCCGGGCGAGCGCGTCGTGTGATGCCGGCACGTACAGGCCGGTGAGGGCGCCGTCGTCGAGGCCGAGACCGTCGACGCCGCCGAGTTCGCCGAGAAGGTGGCCGGCGAGGAAGCCGTCGTTTTCTTCTCGGTGGCTGTGCGCGACGCCGCAGACGAGCATGCCGATCTCCGCGAACGTAAGTCCGGCGAACTTCCGGGTTCGGAAGAAGTCGTGCTTGAAGACGATCTCGTCTGCTTTGAGGTGTCGTGACATGTGGTGTTCCGGTCGGAGGAATGTGGGCCGGGGCGGCTAGGCCGCGGCCGCGGGCGGGGGCCGCGCATGCGTCTCGCGCATCAGAACGCCATCCCCTCACGCTCGTGCTCGAGCTCGACGTCCGCCTCGTCGAATCCCGTGCATGCGCAGCCCTCGATCAGACAGCCCTCGGCCATGTCGTCGCGGTCCGCGTGCGCGGCGGAGACGTGACCGCAGACGCACTCTCTGAGCCCGTACGGCGTCTCTTGCCGTGGTGCCGGGAGCGCGAGCTGCCGCGCCGGTGTGTCCCACGTTCGCTCGGCGACCTTGCGCGCGACCTCTTCGGTGCAGGGCGTGAGCGCGTACACCGACGCCGGCGAATAGAACTGTGTCGCTTCCTGGCCGTGTTCGCTGGCGATGAGGTCGATGCGCAGGAACGCGCCGCCAGCGAGCGTCGCTTCTCTGACGTATCCGGCCAGGCGGCGATGCCCCATCAGCTCAAGCACCGCGAAGCCCTCGAACGTCGCGTCGCTCACTCGTCGGCCCCGTCCGGGTCGTCGTCGAGGGGCCGCTGCTTGCGCTCCGGCTCGGTCAGCGGCGGCACCGCGACGCTGACGTCGGTGACCTTCAACGCCTTCGTCTGCACGATCGCGTCGACGTCGCCCTCCGAGTCGCGCCGGTGGACGTTCTGCGGGCCCGCGCAGAACACCGTGACCTTCAGGTCGCGGTACGAGCCGGCCTTGAGGGCGTTGTAGAACGCGACGTCGCGGGCGTCGCCGCGGTCGAGCTCGACGCCACCCGAGAACGAGATCTTGATCACGTTCGGGTCGGACTCGTCGAGGATCACCTTCGCGCGGGGGACTTCGAAGAGCTTGCCCTTCTCGGCGTCCTCGCCTTTGCTCGTCCCGTCGACGAGCGGTGTTTCAACTGCTGCAGCGCTCATGCTGCTCCTCTCTCGAGCGCCTCGAGTGGGAGCTGCGCGGTCGTGGCGCTCTCGACGCCGCGCAGCTCGCGATGCTTGCCCTCCACCGTGTCCTGAGCGATCGGGACGACGCGCACTTCGCAGCGCGCCGGCTCCCCGTACACCTTCTGCGCGATCTGCGTCGCGACCTGACTGTCATCCCGCCAGACGACACCGGTCAGAGAATCTTCGATCAGCCGCAGGAGTTTCGTCGTGTCCGGCTTGACTGTGTGGAAGCGCGGCGCGGCTGGCTTGAGGATCCCCGCTCGCTTGCCAGTACCAAAATGTGACTTGGGGCGCGGCATCCAGAAGGTCACCTCGAGCAGGAGCGGCCCCTCGAGCGGCGGCAGGTAGCCGTGTGTGCCGATCGGGGTCTCGTCGTGGCAGGTCATGGCCTGAACGGCTGCGTCGCGGACGAGCGCCTTCCAAGGGCGAGCCTTGTCGCTTGCGTCGGTGATGATGACGCGGCCGGTGTTGCGGTTCACGAAGCCGCGCTTGCTGCCGCCGGCGACCGGTGTGCCATGCACGGTGAAGCTGACCGGGTTCACGCGGCCTCGCCTTCGGTGGCGCGGAACCTGCGCTCGAACTCGTGGAAGCAGACGTCGCGCTCGCTGCCGCCGCCGTACCGCTGACGTTGCAGCCCGCCTTTCGGCTGCGACGTGTGCTTACGCCGCCGACGCGGCCTGTTTCGTCTAGGCAAGGGGCTCCTCTCTCATGTGGCGATGCTCCAGCAGTGGCCTGCGGGGACGGGGATCAGCGAGCCGAGGTAGCGGCCGTCATATGCGTCCATCCACGTCTCGGCGTCGCGGCGCGGGATCCCGGGCTCGCCCCGCTCGGCCGGCCGGAACCAGCGCACCACGAAGCCCACGTCGTCGTAGACGTCGACCCGTTCGACGGTCACCTCTCGGCCGCCGGGGAGCAGGAGCCGCATCCCCGGCTCGAGCTCGTCGACCGGGACCGGCTGCGACCGGACGACGTACAAATCCTCGCCGGAGGGACGGGTCACCGGCCGGCCCCCGGGTTGTATGGTTCCGGCACGGTGAAGGCCGCGGTCGCATCGCTTGCGGCGGCAGGGCTGCTCACGATCCCCTCGGCGAGCAGCCCCGACACGGCACGCCTGCAACGCGAGATCGACCACCTGCAGAAGCAGGTAACGACGCTCACGCGCGCCGTCCGCTCCCTGCAGTGCGACAACCTGCAGCTGAGCCTACGGATCGTCGCGCTGACGTCGACGACACCAGCGCCCCCCGGCGCAGGGCCGCCATCGCTGACGCCAGGCGTGCCGCCGAACTGTCCCTAGTCACTGTGCCGGCACCGCCAACGTGACGAGGTGCCCGTCAACGTAGTAGCCCGGGAAGATCAGCGGTGCTCGCGCCGTGACCGGCACGTTCGGGTTACGCGTGAACCAGCCCTGGTTGCCGTTGTTGATCGAGCCCGGAAGCCACGACCGGGCGCTCGCACACGGGAACTGCGTCTGGTACCAGACGCAGTCGATCTCGAAGGGGTTGGAGGGATACGGCTGCCAGCCCTTGCCGTCCGAGCAGTTCGTGATCTGGTTGGGATAGCAAGGATTCGCGACGTTGTACGGCCAGTTGACCGGCGTCTGGTTTTTGGCGAAGCCAACGAGCGTATCGTCGTGCGAGTCGGCGATGTTGTCGTAGTCGGCGTCCTCGCCCATCACCTGCGCGTACGTCATCTGGCCGGGGAACGTGACGTCGAACTCAAGAGTGGTGTTGACGTAGATCTGCCATTCGTTCGTCGGCTTCCCATTGCTCAGCACGTTCACGAACTTCATGTCGTAGCCCGTGTTGAGCGAGATGTTCGACGCGACAACCTTGAAGCCGTAGTTGCTCGACGGGGTGCAGCTTCCGTTACCCGATCCGGTGTAGTACTCGACGTACACGTAGGGCTGCGCCGAGTTCAAGCATGGGCTGGCCCCGGTCTCGATTCCTGCTTGCATCCATTGGCCTACCCCGTTGCCGCCGCCGATCGTGAAGTAGGTGAGCGAGTGTTCCAGCGACCCGGCGCCCTCCGACGTGTAGCCGGTCGCGTTGGCGTACATCGTCCCTTCGAGCGTCCCGGTTTCGGGGGTGCAGCCGGTTCCCCAGCAGTCTTGGAGCCCCTTGTAAACGAAGCCGTAGTCGTAGGGCGTCCCAGAGCCGATGGTTGAGCATTCGTTGTCGAGCGTGCCGGGGTTCCCGGTACCGGTCCGGTGGCACCAGTGGTGGTCGGGTAGCGACGGCAGCGTTGCGGTTGCGGTTGCGGCCGTTACTGCTGCGACGAAGAGCGCCGCGAGGAAGAGGAGTTTCCTCATCGTGTGCCTCCCTTTGTTGTGGTGACCCCTGCTCATGCGGCGTTCACCGACGCACCGCCTGAAGGTCGGCCGCGATGTCTGCTGGCACGTCCCAGAGCCCGAGTTGACCGCGGCAAGAGATTGGCTCGTCGAGCGGTACGAGCCGCGTTAGCTGGAACGCGAATCGGCCCGGCTCGTAGTTGCCGAACGCGAGCTCGTGCTCGCCGGCCTGGGCGCGGTAGCTGTAGCTCTCCCGCAGCAACCATGCTGCGTCGTCGCTCGTGAACGTGTCGTAGAGCGAGCCGACGGCGACGATCGTTCCGCGCGTCTTGCGCAGCAGGAACTCGTAGTCGTACGGGGCGAGCACCGATGCGAACGGCTCTGACCAGCAGAGCTCGCGGAGTCCGCCTTCGCCGCCGACGGGGTCGAGGCTCTTCGCCGCGTGGATTGCGAGCGGGCCGCGGTAGGCCGTATTCCATGAACGTGTCTCGAATCGCTTCGCACCGATCGCGACGAGCAGCGCCCACGGCTGTGTCAGGGTCAGCGCCTTCATGCCGGTACTGGCTCCTCGTCCGGCGTCGGCTTCGGCTCTTCGACCGGCGTCTCGAAGGGATCCTCGAGCGGCTCAGCGACGAACGGCTCGCCCTCCTTACCGATGTCCATGAGCGACCGCCTCCTCTCCGAGGTCGATGGGCTTGAGCGTGTTCGCGGGGATGCGGTCGCGCCAGAGCATCGGCAGCTGGGTTGGTTCGACGTCGCTGGCGCGGGTGACGTGAAGCGGCGTGAACCGACTCATGTCGGCACCGCCGTGCGCGGGAACTCGCGGATTCGCAGGTCGGCAGGCCACTCGTCGATGTCGCCGCCTTTGCGATCGTGCAGCTCGAGGCCGCTGTACGCGTCGGCGACGCCTGCGATGTAGGGATGGCGGATGATCGGCTTCGCGCCGAGCTGCTTCACGAAGATCGCGGGCCGGTCGCGGCCGTCGTACGGGTCGCACGCGCCGCAGTGGTCGAGGAGCTCGCGCGCGTGCTCGAGGTGGAACGGCCGCGCGCTGGGCCCTGACTCGCCGCCGATGATGACCCAGTCGATCCCCGTCAGGTCGAGCGGACGAGAGCGCGACTCCTTCGCGTGCCACCTCACGGTGGAAGGCGCAATGCCGAAGAGCTGCGCCGTCTCGCGCGCGGTCAGACCGTCGGCGAGGGCGCGCATGATCTTGGCTCGCTGCGGATGCAGGCGTATGTCTGGGAAGAGCGACCCGAGCAGCGGCTCGGCGCTGATGAACCTGACCGCGGCCGGAATCTCGCGGAGGACGTCGGCGCGCCACGTGTACCGGGCGTTCTCGATCGAGACGCCCAGCCACACGTTCGGCAGCGGCTGCCCGTCGTGCGCGTAGTCGTTGATTTCGAAGCGGCCGGCGTAGTCGTAGAGCTCCGGCAGCAGTTCGGCGGCGCGCTGTGGCCGCTTCGTGAGGACTTGGAACTGACGATCAGGGTGCAACCGCATCGAATCGAAGACGGCGGCGACGAACTCGTCGGGGACGTCTTCGTGGAAGAGGTCGCCGAGCGACGGCGTGAACACCTTTGGGCCGCGCGGCGGCTTGTCGAGCCGCTCCCAGTGCAGGGTGACCCCAGTCGTCGATGCGGCATCGACGGTGGCGAAGCGGCGGTGCTGCATGCGGAACGGCGGGGTTCGTTCGATGTAGCACCGTGCGCAGCCTGGGCTGACGCGTGTGCAGCCGGTGACGACGTTCCAGGTGCTGTCGGTCCACTGGATGCCGGTCGCGTCGCTCACCGTTGTTTCCTCCATGCGCCGCAGCACCACCAGCGCGCCGGATTCGACAGCGGCGGCGCCTCGAGCGTCGAGTGGCCGCAGGTGAGCGTGACCGTTCGAAGCTCGGGTAGCGCGTCAGACCGGAGCTTCCGGCGCGCGTCCATCGTGCGGGGCACGTACACGGGCATCACGCAGCCGCCTTGTAGAACCGGCCGTGCTTGGCGATCAGGTCGTGGCAGCGCGCGATGTCGTCGTCGTTCAAGGCGTCGGCGAACTCGCGGGCGCCGAGCTCGCTGGCGAAGACGCAGATCGTGTCGGGAAGCGTCTTCGGGTAGGGGCGGCCGGCGAGGGTGACGAGGAAGCCGAGCTCGTGCCGCTCGATCTGGGCGCGCGAGCTCGTCATGCCGCCTCGGCGAGCGGAGGGATCAGGGCGAGCGCGATCTGCGTAGCGACCGGCGAGGAGACCGCGTTTCCGATGAACTTCACGCGGGCCTCGTTCGAGAGATCGCGTACCCGGCCACGCTTGTCCTTCACCCGCGCGGTCATCAGGAACGGCCGCCCGTCGGCGTGAACGTGCATCTGCTGTGCGCGCAGCAGCTCGGGCCACTGCAGCATCCGGAAGTAGCAGTCGTCGACGTCGGCGTCGGTGAAGACGAGCGCTTCGCGGTCCTTCGAGGTGACCGTGCCCATCGGCTCAGCGGTGGGCCGCGCGACCCCGGTCGAGTAGTAGGGGACGAGCAGAGACTGCTTGTCGCGGCCGGTGATCGTGCCGGCGGCGTCGGCGAGGTCGCGGACGAAGCCGGGGACTCCGTTGTAGACGAGCAGGCCGTGGTGGTAGCCCTCGCCGTAGACGGTGCGCGCGGGTTCGTCGACGGGACTGACGCTGCCGTTGTTCTGTAGCTCGACGAGGGCGAGCTCGCCGTGGCCGGCGATCGTTCGGAGCGGCTCGTCGAGGGTGTGCGCGTTTCGGCCGGGCCCGGGCTTCCCTTTCGTGCCGCGGTTGACCTGGACGAGCATGTGTTGCGCGGGAGCTGTCGTGACTGTGGCTGCGGGTTCGTCGAGGCTTGCGCCGACCGCATGCATCCGGTTCGGGATCACGAGGCCCACCTCGCGGTCGGAGCCGATCACGGTCTGCATCGGCTCGTCGATCGAGCGGCCGTTGCCTTGCTGGCCGCCGTAGCGGAGCACGAGCGCGCGATGGTTCTCGGTAGTGACGGCGCCGAGCGGCTCGTCGGTGCCGAGCGGGTTGCGCGTCTGCCCGGTCTGGCCGCCGACGGGGACGACGAGGCTCATCTGCTGCGTGCAGTTCACGGTGCGCAGCGGGTCGTCGACACTCCACACGCGCACGCCGGGCCGCCGCTCGTAGAGGTGGCCGCCGACCTGGACAGCCATCGGCAGCGTGAAGTCGATCGCCGTCCGCGCGCCGGTGACCGCCGGCGCGACCGGCTGGAAACACGTCGGACAGGTGTAGAGGTACTGCGACCCGTAGCGGCCCCACTCGAACTTGCCGGGCAACGCGCGAACCGACGACTTCGACGCGGGCTTCCACGTCTGCACGCCGCGCACGACGGTCTCGCAGCGCGAGCACCAGGAGATCGGCCGGAAGTCGAGGTCGGGCTCGCGCAGGCCTTCGCGCCAGAAGACGACGTACATGCGGTCACGCGACTGCGGCGTCGGCAGCGCGAATTGCGAATTGAAGTGGACGATCCGGCTGCGGTAGCCGAGCCGCTCCATCGCTCGCCGCCATCTATCGAAGTGGGAGCCGCAGTTGCACTTGTCGCCGTGGCCGCGCCGGTCGCACCAGAGCATCGCCTCGATGACGTTCTCGACGATGACAGCGTCGTAGCGGTGGTAGGCGGTGAACCGGACGACGTCGTTGAAGGTCGCGCGCGACCTGCGTGCGTCCTCGTCGTTGCCGCGCTTGCCGCGGCAGTAGGCGTGGTGTCCGCAGTCCGGCGAGGCCCAGAGAAGATCGGTGCGGCGGAACCGTGTCGGTGGGACGTCCTGAATGTCGTGGACGTCGTGGTCGGCGTGCGGGAAGTTCCCGTTGTGGACTTCGACGGCGAGCGGGTTGTGGTTGAGCGCCTGCGTTACGACGATCAGGTGGCGGCCGCAGCCGGGGCAGCGGACGTTCTCGAGCCCGGTCGATGAGCCGCCGGCGCCGCAGAAGAAGTCGGTGGCGGTGAGGGTGCCGCCGCAGCAGACGGGGCAGGCTCCGTTCGCGCAAGGCGTCGTCGCAGCGTCGAGGGCGGCGCTCATGCGGTCACCGCAATCCGCACGCAGCCGACGTCTCCGGCCACTCGCGCCACGAGCCGCCGTCCTGCCGCACGATCAGATACGCGGCGAGGATCTGCACCACCGCCGGCTCCCCCGCGATCCCCGCGTTCGACGAGGCGTACGGCACCCGCTCCTGCGACAGCGCGGCCGCCCGGTTCCAGGTGCCCAGCGTGAACTGCATTCCCCCGCCGTACGACGCGTTCACGTCCGTCCAGCCGCCCTCGCCGCTGCCACCAGCGACCGAGTCTGGAACGTTCCAGGTACGTACGTACGCGCGGCCGTCGATCCAGTAGTCGGCGTGGCGGCGCTGCCGGCGTGTCGTCGCCGTCGCGTAGTGCCACCCGGAGTGGACGCACAGCGCCTGCTCGACGAACGAGACGGGCAGCGTATGGCGTGGTTGCGCGAGCGCTGCCGGGGCTTGCAGATGTATGGCAAAAGCGGCCGCGAGGCTGCCGATGATCGGTCGCCTTGTCATTTCCCTCCAAGTCGCGGGACGGGGCCGCCGGCGGGAACACGGCGGGGGCGAGAGCCCACTGGGTGAAGAGGGTCATGCGGTCGCGACCTCCGACAGCAGCGAGAGCTGCGCGAGCCGCTTAGCGGCGATCGCACACGATTTCGCGCTGAGCTCGATCCCGATCGAGCGGCGGCCGAGGCGGCGCGCGGCGAGCGCGGTGGTACCCGCGCCGGCGAACGGGTCGAGGACGAGGCCCTCGGGCGGGCAGCCGGCGAGGATGCACCGCTCAGCGAGTTTGTCGGGCATCACGGCGGCGTGGTCGTCCTCGAACTGCGCGCAGTTCATCCGCCAGACGCTTCGAGCATTCCGCGTGTCGCGGACGGGAACGTCGGCCTTCTCGTTGCGCTTCGCGAGGGTCGCTTTACCGACGACGTCCTTGCGCATCGTCTGCGCGCCCCACCGCTCCCAGGTGGCGGGCTCGGCGATCGCGTCGGCGTCGTACCAGTAGCGCCGCGACTTCGCGAGCAGGAACACGTACTCGTGCGAGGTCGTCGGCCGGTCTTTCGCCGACTCCGGGAGCGTGTTCGTCTTGTCCCAGATGACGGTCTGGCGAAGCCACCAGCCGTCCGCACGCAAGGCGAGAGCGACCTCGAACGGGACCGCAAACAGATCCTTCGGCTTCACGCCCGGCTGGCGGCCGATCTTGTTCACGATCGGCGAGACGCGCTCCTGCCGCTCCGGTGTCGAGAGCGTCGAGCTCTTGCCGTGCCGAGGCCCTCGTTGCGCGGCGCAGTGGGTGTCGCCGATGTTCAGCCAGACGACGCCGTCGTCGCGGAGCACACGTCGCGCTTCCCTGAAGACCGCGACGAGCGCCGCGACGTACTCCTCGAGTGTGTCTTCGAGCCCGATCTGCCCTTCGACCTCGTAGTCGCGGAGGAGGTAGTAGGGCGGGCTCGTGACGATGCAGTTCGCGACCTGGTCGGGGAGCTCAGGCAGCACGTCTGAAGCCCCCCCCAGATAGAGGGTGAAGTCCGGGTCGGCGACGTACGGCTTCACGCCCACGCCAGCTCCCGGAGCTCGTCGTACGCCGCCGTCACGCGATCCCAGACGTCGAGCATCTCGAGCCGGTCCGCCGCGTCGAGCAGGACGCTCGTGTGCAGCCCCCAGGGCGGCGGCACGAACGGCGAGCCGTCAGGGGTGACGATCACGCCGCTCGGCCATCTCTCGACCATCCGGTCGGCCTCGTGAGCGCCTGGCGTCAGGTCATCGCGGCTTTCCACGGGGAAACGAACCCGCTGGAAATCGCCGGAAAGTGGACGAGAGTGGCGAGTAGCCGAGAGGGTGCGAAGCTGGTTCGATCCCAGCCGCGCCCACTCCAAAGCTCCTGCAAAACGGCTTGATCTTCCGACGACTCGCTTACAGATGCCGCTCGTTGATCAGGCATGCGAGATTCATGCGAGATCAGCCGCCGGCGAAGAGGCTCCTCTCGAGAAACACTGGCTTCCCAAGCCAGGTGTCGCGGGTTCGAGCCCCTGAAGTTCCCCCGTTTCGGTGGACAGGTTAGGGGTTGGTGATCGTGTGTCCGTCGTTGTGTTGGCTTTCGTATTCGAGGGGTGAGAGGTAGCCGAGGCTGGAGTGTCGGCGGCGGCGGTTGTACCAGGTCTCGATCCACTCGAAGACGGCCGCGCGGAGGTCCTCGATGGAGCGCCAGGGCTGCCGGCTGAGCTTTTCGATCTTCATCGTTCCGATCAGGCTCTCGCACATCGCGTTGTCGAGCGCGTCGCCGACGGTGCCCATGCTCGCGACCAGCCCTTCGCTCGCGAGGCGGCGGGTGAACGCGAACGAGGTGTACTGCGAGCCTTGGTCCGAATGATGGACGGCGCCGCAGGCGCGCATCTGTCCTCTTCGCCAAATCGCCATGTCGAGCGCTTCGAGTGCGAGCTCGACGGTCTTGTCGGCGCGGACGGACCAGCCGAGGCAAAGGCGGCTGTAGGCGTCGGCGACGACGGCGATGTACGCGGTGCCTTGCCAGGTCGTGAGCTGGGTGAAGTCGGCGACCCACAAGCGGTCCGGCCCCTCGACGGCGAAGTCGCGCTGCACGAGATCGGGGGCCAGCGGATGCTCCTTCGCCCGCGTCGTCGAGCCTTTGCGCCGACGGCTGCTGACCGCGACCAAGCCGGCTTGGCGCATCAGCCGAGCGACGCGCTTCTCGCTAATCCGCAGCCCGCTGCCGAGCGTCAGCTCCTTGAACACCCTCGGCGAGCCGTAGGTCTGCTCGCTCTCGGCGAAGATGCCACGGATCTGCTCGGTCAACAGCCAGTCGGCCAGCGCCCGATCCGAGAGCGGTTGCCGTTGCCAGTCGTAGAAGCCGGAGCGCGTCACGCCGAGCGTCCGGCACAGGCGGGAGACGGACTGGCGCTCGCTCTCTTCGTCGATCAGCCGGTACAAGCTCACCGCCGATCGGTCTCCCGCGCGAAGAAAGTCACCGCTCGCTTCAGGATCTCGCGCTCCTGCTCGAGCTCCCGCACCTGGCGACGGAGCTTGCGCAGCTCCTCGAGCTGATCCGTGGTCAGCCCGTCGTCGCGCTCACCGCGATCAAGCTGGTCCTGACGCACCCAGATCCGAAGCGACTCCGTACTGACGCCGAGCTCGCCGGCGACCTGCTTGATCGAACGGCCCGACGCCTTGACCAGGCTGACCGCCTCACGCCGAAACTCGGGCGGGTAGGGCCGCTGATACCGCTGTGGCAT